ATTTAAATGGACAATTTGTAACTACACTTGCTGTGGGAACAGCATCCAATCAAACACATACTTTTACTATAGGTGCTACAGCGAGTGGTGCTCTTAGTGAATTTGATGGAAAAATATCTCAGACTTTAGTTTACAATAGAGCACTCACAGCATCAGAAATCAAACAAAACTATAATGCACATAGAGGGAGGTATGGAATCTAACCACTCTTTAAACTGACCCCTAAGACCCTGCAGTGACCCTGTGGGGTCTTATAGTATGTGCAGTTATAAGAGACAAGTGAACTCCACAGAGAAACTCATTTTCATTGCGTCCTTTATGTGCTTCCTACAATGGGGTACAAGGGTAACTGGTCTAGTCCTTAATGGAGTTCTCTAATGCCCTTACAGACGCTTCTAGGTGCCTCTGAGAGGGTCTCTATAAGTACTTGACACAACCAAACCTATCTCTGTATAATACCTTTGTCGGGTTTGAAGAAACAGCTTTAGATTACTTAAAGACATTATGAAAACAAGAAGGAAATTTGTAAATCTGATTCCTATTAGTAAAGAAGCAAAGTATCGTTTCTTTTCAGACATGAATTCTTTTCATGGATGTGAGGTTAAAGAAGAAACAGATGAAATGTATTTTTTGAAATCTATCAATGGACAATACTTCACATGGGTTCACAAACAAAACAGTGATCATTGGAAAATTGTTAAATAATGAGAGATTAGGAGGTTAGTATGATAGAATTATTTTTATCTGTACAACTATCTTGTTCAGATAGTGAGGGTATCATTGATAGAATTAGAACTGATGAATACCTAAGTTCTCAAATCAAAGAAGAATTGATTACTGAGATTAAAAAAATAACTCCAAATTGTTCTCTTAACACTGCACTAAAATGAAAGATCAGTACACGATTGACGATGGTGAAAGCAAGCAAGAAAAATGGAATAGGGGACTAGATTTATTTGTTGAGTCTGTTTTGAAACCAGATCCAGCATTGCGTCAATGTGCTCACAATCAAAAGTGTTATCATGAGTTAATGGATGTTCGAAAGAATGTTCTTGAGTATGTTGAGTCACTTCGATGGAAATAAATACAGAAGTGATGTAAATTATTATGTACAAACCTTATTCGCCAGAATGGCACAGGTACAGATACCTGAAAGAAGCCATCTATAAGTATCTTGATGATTACGAAGATAATGATGTAATCATGAATGATATTTTAAGCATTGTGTGTGAGCGTCAGGAACGAGCACATGCAGAGTATCATAAGTTAGAAGATTTAGAACTAAAACTGCGGGATTAAAATGCTGTCTACTCAATACAGACTAAGGTTAGAATTCATTTGCAAAAAGATTGCTAATAATGAAGAAGTAAAACTAGAAGACATGATCTGGGCAGAGAAACTTGCCAAGGCTCATACTACTGCTAGAGATTGGTTGAACAAAGCAAGACGCCAGTCTAAGGGTATTGAGGAGGGCAGTATGGACGATTTTATGAATAAGATGGGACTAGGAGACCCCGACCCATCTAATCACAGAACGGGGTTTAGTGGTGCAGACGAGATTGTAGACTGGTTTAAGCAAGACAAACCAGACGATTGGAGGCAACGTGACTAGTGACTTTCTAGATAATCTGGCAAACCACCAGTATCAAAAGATGCATAATGAACCCATGATTAATGGTGATTGGCGTAAGGTAGCTAACGAAGGAATTGTTGATAATCTTGTAGAAAAGATTGAACAACTTTTATGTGGTAAAGTCATCCGACAAACTGTGGTAAATAGTAGAGGTGAAGTCAAGCAACGTATTATTATTGAACATGACTAAACAAGCAGTAATCTACACAAACGGCAGTCAAGAGTGTGAGAGAATGACCTCTCTACTCAAACAACTTGATGTTGAGATTTTAGAATACAAACTGAATAAGCACTTTAGTCAACGTGCATTTGAATCTGAGTTTGGTTCAGAAGCAACATACCCTCAAGTCTCTTTAGGTTATACTCACATTGGAGACATGAAGGAGACATTGAACTTTATGAAGGATAGAGGAATGTTCCAATGAAAGAAGGCGACATAGTAGAGTATATTGGATGTAGTAAAGAGCAGATTAGGTGGGGTAATAATGATGACCCAAGATCATTATTAATTCTTGGAAGAGAATACACAGTAGAAAAAGTAGAAGTTCACTCTCAACATACGAAAGTTAAACTTCGACATAAAATGGGAATGTTTAACTCAGTATGTTTTAAGAGGACTCAAGACTTATGAACCCAGTTAATTCAACTCTTCTTATTATTTTTGCATTTGTTGCGTACTTTATAGTCACCGATGAAAATGTAGCAAAATACATTCAACTCCAACTCCAAGTCATTCAATTAAACATTACAAGATACTACTTGATGGTAAAACTTCATCCAAGGAATCCGATTACAAACTGGATGATGAATCGAAAGTATGCTAAGATGGAGAGAGAGTTACGTAAGAAACTGAAGATGGATGAATAGATTTCTTTTATCATTCGAAGATTATACGATCATTCTTAATGCTCTTCACTATTATAAGAAAGTAGAAAAGCGAGGAGCATTTAAGCAATACGATGATGATCGTATCAATGCCGTCAGAGATACGATGGCACTACAGATTACTGGTGAAGAAACTGATGAAGCAAAAAAGAGACTTAAAATTGCTGTAGTTCTTTCCGTACTTGTAAATGTAGGACTTGTCTGGTATTGTTTAAGTTAGTAAAACAATACATAAAAATAAAAACTTAATGGATCATCACAGTATTACCCCCCTACTTCAAGAAGTGGGGGGGACATTATTAGCATTTCTTTCAATCACCGTACCTTTATTAGTAATTGTGTTATTATGAATTTTACAGTTTATTCTAAAGATGGTTGCCCTTTCTGCACCAAAGTTCAAAGAGTTCTTGAACTATCAGAAAAAAAATACGTTGTCTATAAGTTAGACAGGGACTTTACAAGAGATGAGTTTTACGATAAATTTGGTGTAGGATCAACTTTCCCTCAAGTTGTAATGAATGTTGAGGGTCCTGATGATGGAACTCATCTTGGTGGTTGTACCGAAACTGTAGCGTATCTTCGAGAAAACAAACTAATCTAATGGAACAAGACGTTCGGGAAATTTACTTTGATGTCGAGAAAGCAATCGACTATGCCTTCGAAGGGCAATTCGTTTTAAAGTTCTATGATTATCTAAAAGTTCGTGGAGCAAAAAGAAAAGAAGTTGATGACTTCATTCAGAGTTCTACAATCACTGAACTGAATAGTTTGATTGGTGATTTGGACGAATACTTAGTCGGTGGTTCTGATGAGATTCATAAACAACTTAGAGAAGCTTATGGGTTCATCTCAAAACCACAAGCAAGAAAGATAAAAAACTATCTTCGTGCTATAATTGATGATGCCGAAAAGTATAGTTATGATAAACGACCTGGAAGGCGTAAAAAGAAGACTAAATAATGATAGAATGGAGGAACACTAGGAAAACGTTTAGTTTTTAGATGTTCCTTTTCGGGAGCATCTTGTAATAGAAGGTAACTCTCGGGAGAAAAAAATGGAACAAGCATTTATGCTCACCATGGCCGTAATGATGACATTGTTATTTTTTGTGGTCGGTGGTATAGTAGGTTGGATAGCAAATAGAACATTCCTGGAAAACCAACCAATCAATATGCATCCCGAATTTTTTGATAATGACGGGAACATTATTCCAGATGAAATTTTAGCAGTGAGATTTGAAAACAATTATGACAGCTTCGAAGAAGACGACGAGTAGAAAAGCAACCGTCAGTAAAACAACAAGGAAAGCAACTCCTCTTCCGAAACTGGATAGGAATTGCTTTCAACATGAGATTCTTGAACTTGCTTCCAAGCAAAGAAGTAAAGCAAAGAAAGTAGAAGTTCTCAAAGAGTATCGTAATGATGCTCTTATTGCTGTCTTCACTTGGAATTTTGATGAAAACATTGTATCACTTCTTCCAGAAGGAGAAGTTCCTTTTGCAGACATTCGTGAGATGACTGCTGTTGGTGGAACTCTCAGTGCAAATGTGAATAGTCAATTGACTGGAGATCGTTCTATTTCTTACAATGGTGCTGAAGAAGACATGAAGACAGGTAAAACCTCTTTGAGAAGAGAATTTAAAAAACTTGTTAATTTTGTGAGAAAGGGAAATGTTTATGGGAATCGTTCCCTTTCATCCATTCGTCGTGAGACGATGTTTATCAACATTCTTCAAGGACTTCATCCAAAAGAAGCAGAGATTCTAATCCTCACAAAAGATAAGGCACTTACTGATGTTTATAACATCACCTTCGATCATGTGAAAGAAGCATACCCCGACATTAGGTGGGAGAACTGATTTAATGTCAAAGGGAATTAGAATAATTCATTCTGATTGTGATCCAAGTAATTCTCAAGACAGATCACTTCCAAGTAACGCTTATCTTGTTGAGTATCTTCAAGATGGAGCAACACATTTTGACATCGTATCTTGTCAAAAGAGAGTAGATATTTTTGATGAGTATTGGGACAAGTACAGAAAAGATTTGATTAACATTACTCAAACAGAAGGAAGAATCAACCCAAAACTTTGGGGATACAAGGCACCAGACGACAAGAAAAAAAAATGAGTGAAGGATTTGGTAGTAAGAAAAAGGTAGAACTTAAACTTGAAATTAATCAAGATGAAGTTGATAAACTTCTAAAAAAGTATAAGAAGATTAAGAAGTATATGAAGTCTCCCATTTATGATGTTAAAGTTATGGATGGCACTGAAACTTATGTAACTAAACTGGTAGAGGAAGGAACCCAAAACCAAAATTGACTTTTAAATCCATTTTTGGTCGAGAAAAAATCCGGCAAAATTTTCTCGCGTGAAGGTTTTTTGTAACTGTATTAAATGTTACAAAACTCTTGACTAAATAGAGTATAAGGTCTATAATGACCATACGTTCATCAGAGGCAACTCTGACGCAAGTAAGTCGCGGAACGGATCGTTCATCTTCTTCGGAGGACGCACACGACTGAAGGAACGGCGTTTTAACAAACCCATTTCTTTAGGAGACTAACAATGAACACATTGCAACTGATTCGCAAGCAGATCAACAAAGCATCTGCACTTCACGACGCACAGATTTCTCACACTGCTTATCGTGGTGTTGAGTATAATGTAAACTGTGCAGAGCATAAGGATGCCCACGGCACCTTCTGCTATCGTGGTCGCACTTACGTCAAGTGACATCATGGAAGCACTACAAGTTTCTGGGATCGTATCCCTGGGATCTGTAGCAATCCTGTCGCTACTGTATTGCGAAATCAACTTACTTTTTAAATGAACATCAGGAGGGTTGACTACCCTCCTTTTTTTATAGGCATAAATTTTTATTAAGGAATCAACACAAAAGACATAGATAATGATAGAATAATGGAGTGAGAATAAAATGATCTGAAATCAAATCTTTATTATGAGTTAATTTAATCCTTGGAGGTTATTATGCATAATCTTATTTCGCATAATCAATTAGCAGGATGGAAACAAAGTTTTCTCCGTCTTGAAAATACTTTAGATAAAAGCATGGAGGAGGCGGAGATGATCAATGATTATTATGATTGTTTGATTGAGTGTGATGATGATCAGGCAACTTGTAAGCGGATATGTCGGAGGATTTTAGAATAGTCTATTTGGAGGGTTGACTACCCTCCTTTTTTTATGTAAAATGGATGGAGTGAACTTTTTATTATGGATGTAGAAAAAGTAAAACTGATTGTTAGAAACATGGAGTCTCTAGTCAGTCTTCTAAAGATTGAGATTGGTGAAGAAACTAATGTGGTCAAACTTGATGAACTTATTTCTGGAATGAAACAAGGTGAAAGTTATGAACCTGATTATTACGAGGAACCGTAATGTACGAAGAATTAGATTGTTTTGAAGAAGCATTAAAGCATTTTGGTACTAGAGTTGAAATCATCACTGCTATGGAAGTGTCTAAGCGTATTAGTGCCGAAGACGCATACCAGATGATTAAAGATGAACTGAAAGAAGTTAAAAAGTGTCGTAAATTTGTGAGGAAAGAGAACGAAGGATGAAACCAGTAAAAGCAAAAGATCTTCTTGAAAAGGACCAGAATCTCAAGGTTGTAAGTCTTGGAGCAATCCCAAATCCTCAACAGATTGTATGGTATGCGGGAAAGCAAGATTACTCAGAAGAACCTATCTACACTAAAACTCCACCAGAAGAACAGAAGGCAGGGAAGTGGATTGTAGAGCAGTTGCTTGCAAACGATAGAGGACACTATGGTCCTTTGGAGCATCCTGGACTGATTTTGAATGTGAGTGGTTACGTTCATAATGTGATGGTTCAGGCAAGAACTCATCGTGTGGGTGTGAGTTTTGATGTCCAGTCGCAACGATACACTGGTCGTCGTGTTCTCAAGGTTGCAGAGGGTGAACTGAGACCTGAGGATGTCTTCTACGTGCGTCCTGCGGGGTTCTACACCAACCGTAAGGGTAAGAAGTATGATTGGACTGAAGAAGACCGTGAAAGGAAGCTGGGACTCGCTCTGGCTGCTTGTAAGGAGTATGCAAATGACTATGAGCAAGGTAGGTGTGAGGAACACATCCGTGACTATCTTCCCCAAGGAATCCGTCAGGACTTTGTAGTTTCATTCAACCTTCGTTCTGTATTGCATTTCCTTGACCTTCGGTCAAAACTTGATGCACAACTTGAGATTCAGGCACTCTGTGAGCAAATGTGTCCTATCATTCAAGAATGGGCACCAGAGGTTTGGGATTACTATGAGACCAAGCGTCTTCATAGGGCAAAACTTAGTCCATAAATAACGTATACGTTATTCAGGAGAATGAATTTTGGCAACATATCCCGTAGTCCATAAAGAGACTGGTGAACAAAAAGAAGTGAAGTTGAGTGTTCATGAATGGACGCAGTGGTGTAAAGACAATCCCGAATGGAAACGGGATTGGTCTGATCCTTCTACCGCACCTATGGCTACTGACGTAGGTGAGTGGAGGGATAAACTCGTCAATAAGCATCCAGGGTGGAATGAAGTGCTTAATAAAGTAAGCAAATCTCCAAAAGCAAACGTAAAGAAAATTTAATTTTAAAATATGCCAAGAAAAAAGTCATCAGGTATCAGCACAAGTACAGTTCCATATGGTATGAGTAATCGTGTTATGAAAAGAAAGAAACCGATCAATCTAGACTTTATTAAAAAGATTGATCCTTTGACTGATAATCAAAAAGAGTTATTTGATAAGTACAGTAAAGATCAAAACATCGTTGCTTATGGTGCTGCTGGTACAGGTAAGACTTTTATCACACTCTATAATGCACTTTTAGATGTTCTTGATGTAAAGACACCTTATGAAAAAATTTACATCGTAAGGTCTCTTGTTGCTACTAGAGAGATTGGTTTTCTTCCTGGAGATCATGAAGATAAATCATCTCTTTATCAAATTCCTTACAAGAACATGGTAAAATACATGTTTGAGATGGCAGATGAAGCAGCAGCAGAAATGCTTTTTGCAAATCTGAAAACACAAGGAACTATTTCATTCTGGAGTACCTCATTTATTCGGGGTACTACACTTGATAAGGCAATTATCATTGTTGATGAATTCCAGAACTTAAATTTCCACGAACTTGATTCAATTATCACTCGTGTTGGAGAAGACTCTAAGATTATGTTCTGTGGAGACGCAACTCAAACAGACCTCATCAAAGAAAGGGAAAAGAATGGAATCATTGACTTCATGAGAATTCTTCAGTCAATGCCATCAGTTGATATTATTGAATTTGGTGTTGAGGACATTGTTCGTTCTGGTCTATGTAAAGAATACTTAGTTGCAAAAGAGGAACTTAAAACACAACTGGATTTATGATTTTTGAACATGTTGATTTGAATCTCCCTCAACTTGAGAGGGAGCACATTGATGGAGTTCGTTTTTACAAAGTAAAAGGTGAAGAAGAACTCCAAAAATTTGTATCCATTACTTCTGTTATTAGTCATTATAAAAAAGACTTCTTTAATAAATGGAGAAAAAGAGTTGGTGTAGAAGAAGCAGATAAGATTACTAAGAGAGCAACCAGTCGTGGGACAGATACCCATACACTGATTGAACACTTTCTGAAAAATGAAGAACTTCCTTCAGTTCAACCACTTTCAGAACTTCTTTTCAAGATTTCTAAACCAACTCTAAATCGTATAAATAACATTCATGCTCTAGAGGGAGCATTGTATAGCACTGTTCTTGGTATTGCTGGGACTGTAGACTGTATTGCTGAGTTTGATGGAGAACTAGCAATCGTCGATTTTAAGACATCAGCAAAACCAAAACCGCGAGAGTGGATTGATGGATACTTTGTTCAGTGTTGTGCTTATGCTTGTATGCTTCACGAACTGACTGGACTTTCAGTCAAGAAATTTGTGATTATTATGGCATGTGAAAACGGAGAAGTTGAAGTATACGAAGAGAGAGATAAGAAAAAATACCTTCGTATGTTAATTGAATACATCAATAAGTTTGTAAACGATAAGACTTCTTGACCAAAGTATGTTATTATGGTAACATTTGATTAAATTATGGGAGAGACATTTTGCCAATCGACTTAATAAAATTAATGGAAATAGACTACAAAAAAGAACTATCAAAAGAGATTGAGTCAAAGTTTCTTTGCCCTTCAAAATTCGCTCAAGAAATTGAAGTAGTTGTAAAAGAAGAAAGCATGAGTTACATTGATGCTATAATTTTCTTTTGCGAAAAGAATAAAATTGATTTGGAGTCCGTTCCTAAACTAATTCCAAAACCCCTCAAAGAAAAGATTAAATGCGAAGCAATTGATCTTAATTTCCTTAAACGAACATCGAGAGCTAGATTAAAATTTTGAAATTGGATCCTCATAACTGCTATAAAACATACTTAGCATTGAAAAATCATTTTACGAAAGATAGTTACGACTATCATAAGTATCATGGAAAAACTAGATCATCACTTCAATCATTTTACAAAAGAAAGGATAGATTCTTTTTTGAAAAGATGAGTCGCCAGAAGAGTGATCAAGAGATTATGGAATTCTTTGTATCTAACTTTGCATCTTGTGATGATCCACAATCTCTTTGGATTGGTGAGATTATTAAAACTGGTGAATCTTCTTACACCGAATGGAAGAAAAAAAATCAAGCACTTTCTTATGTGTTTAAATCCGATGTTTACGAACTTTTTTCAGATAGTGACACACAAAAATTATTTGAAGTCAACGGTACTTCTCATCCATTAATTGTTAAAAAGTATCTAAGAAAAGAAATTACTCTAGAAACTTTGGTAATCTTAGATAAACTTTTGGGTCTTCGGAAGACTTATGATAAGAAACTAAAAGATCCTATCTGGGAATTTATTTCCATGAGAATTCGTAAATACTCTCCATTCATACATATTGATATATTCAAATACAAAAAAATTTTAAAGGAGTGTGTATCGTGAGTTTTTTCGACTCAGAAATGGTAAGAGCAGAACTTGCAGAAATTTCTGAACTGCAAGAAGACGTTTATGGTAATGTCTTCGAGTTTTATCGTATGGATAAAGACCAGAAAATAAAGCATGTAAACCTCTTACAAAAACTTCTTGAGAAGCAAAGAGTTCTCTACACACGCATGAGTCTTTCTGATGATCCAGAAGCAAAAGAAATGAAAGAACGAATTATAGATTCTGCTAAAATGATGGGACTGCAAGAAGGAATGGACATCTCATACATGTTTGGAAACATGGAGAAACTTCTGGAAACAATGAAAAAGGAGATTGACAAGCAATTATAAGCAGACTATAATACATTCAGCGGCTAGGAAATCCGCACCAAAGCTAATCCACAAAGGCCAAATACGTACAATACGAGGTAACAAAATGTCTTTCGCAGATCTTAAAAAACAATCCCGTCTGGGTTCTCTTACTGAGAAGTTGGTAAAAGAAGTAGAGAAGTCCAATAAGAGTTCAGGCGGTGCTGATGAACGTTTCTGGAAACCAGAAATGGGTAAAGGTGGAACTGGTAGTGCAGTGATTCGCTTCCTTCCTCCCCCTGAAGGAGAAGATCTTCCATACGCAAAACTGTTTGCACATGGATTCCAAGGAATTGGTGGTTGGTACATCGAGAACTCTTTGACCACTCTGGGGCAAAAAGATCCCGTATCAGATTACAATCGTGAACTGTGGAACAGTGGAAGCGATGCTGATAAGGATACTGTTCGTAAGCAGAAGCGTAAACTGTCTTATTACTCCAACATTTATGTTGTGAGGGATCCTCTGCATCCTGAGAATGAAGGCAAAGTTTTCCTCTTTAAGTATGGTAAGAAAATCTTTGATAAGATTCTTACTGCAATGCAACCTGAGTTTGATGATGAAGAACCAATCAATCCTTTTGACTTCTGGGAAGGTGCAAACTTCAAACTGAAGATTGTGAAGAAGGATGGATACTGGAACTATGATAACTCTGAGTTTGGTTCTCCTTCTGCTCTGTTGGATGATGACGATGCAATGGAAGCAATCTGGAAGAAAGAGTATTCTCTTGCTGACCTGGTTTCTCAGGATAAGTTCAAGACCTATGATGAACTTCAGAAGCGTCTGAACATGGTTCTGGGACTTGATAAAGTTGCTCCTAAGTCTGCATCACACGATGAAGAGGAAGAGTATGAGTCCTATATGCCAAAGCGTACTAAGGAAGATGATGTTACAGAAGAACTGGAAGCGTCTTACCGTAAGAGTAAGCAACCCTCCGAACTTCCTGCCTCTATGAAGCAAGAACTGGATAATCTCAGTTCAAGTTCTGATGACGATGACGACATCATGGCGAAGTTCCAAGGACTTATGGATGACTGATCAACTATAGAGTTTAATATTATCTCCTTGCTTTAAGGTGTCACTCAAGAACTGGGTGGCACCTTTTTTGTATTTCATAATTCTAGTAATGTCATCTAATATGATAGGAATGTATTCTTTTTTCGGAACATAAATTTGTCTTTTTTGATTTTCTTTTCTCTCTTCTACTTCTTTGAAGGTAATTGGATTAGTAATGTCTGCAACGAGGACATCATTACCAGTTCCTTCATCATAAAACTCTACAAAATAAGGAACTTTATTTTCATAATCTGGATTTGCAATGTAACCACCATCTTCATCGATAATTGTTTTGCGATAATCAACGACTAAATTTGAAGAAAGACGAATGCCTTCAGGAACGATTACTTTTCCTACGGAATTTTTAACTTCTTCGGTTTCGTAGTGAGAAATAGAGTTTAATGCTTCGTAAGAACCATACTTTTCAAGCATAATGTTATCAAAGTTTTCATTTGCCATAGGCCATTCATCATAAACATTGAGAATGTTATTTGCTAAAAGAATTATCCAATCTAAGTTTGAGTCATTATAAAGTTTATATGCAACACTATCAGGTCTCTCATCACCAATGATAGAATATGGACTAAAGAAGTTTAAGTTCTCAAAAATTTCATCACGAATTTTAACTCTTTTAAATAAGTTTTTTACTTCAGTAAAATTACCAATGTTTTTACTGTTGTAATTTCTATCAACGTATTTGAAGTTTGGAACTTGTCTGAAATATTGTCTTGCCATTCTAGTATCCTATTGAGTGAGTTTCTCCTGGTGCTTCTTCATAATCACTTTGATAGATTGGAGTGATTTCGCTAAATGCAAATTGTAAATCATATTGTATCATTGTACATTCTTTATCATCATAAGTCATGTATGTTCCTAAAGGAGTATAATTTACATTAAAAGTTTGTAGAGCACATGCTTTTCGTTTTACTTCACCTGGAGCAATTAGATTTAGTGATTGGTGTGTTTCACCAGTTCCCTTTTGATATTCAATCCAAAATACATCTGGTGCTTTTAAAAATAAATCTCCTCCTTTTCCTTTCACTGCCATGTGATACTTGAAGTATTTTATAATTCTTTTAATATCATTTGCTTCTGGTTCATCTCTTGCGGTCATTTTGAAAGTAAATGAAAATTGCCTAAGCTTTGGTTCTTTGAAGATTAATTCGAGGTTTGGATTGAATACTTGTTGAGTTGCTCTTGTAAACAAGTCCATGTTTCCACTTGCTGCTTGAGACGCTATAACATCAGCACTACTTGGGAGAAACTCGTTTACCTTTTTCTTTGCTTCAGCTGTTGCCGAATCCATGCCACCCTTTTCATCCTTCAAAAGGCCACTACCTAAGTTAAATAGTGTAGATTCTACTGGACCAATTTTACTATCACCCCACCCAACTAAATTTGTATCTGAAATTGGTCCTTGAATAGAAACATAAACATCTCCACCAACAGCTTTGTATTCGATTGGATTTAGAATTCTTCTTTGCGCTAAAGATACCGCAGTAATTTTAATTCTATCTTGTTTAGTGTCTTTTATATCATTTGGATAAGTAACTAAATCTCCTTTTGGTATTGGGGATTTAGTTGAAACATTTTCTGTATCAAAGTTTATAAATGTAACTTGAGCACTACTGTTTGGGTTTTCTTTTTGATATTGAAAACCTTTATACTCTTTTTCTTTGCTTAATTCTTCTTTTTCTTCGGGTGTTGATGCCTCTTCTATAATGAAGAATGCTTGTTTTCTTGTTGTGTTTAGTGCTTTCTGTAGTGCTTCATTTCCTCCCTGTGTTCTTTTAAAATCGTCAAGATTTCTTTGAGTTTGTTCATTTGGAGGAACTATACTTCCATCTGCATTTGTTGTTTGTAATAATGACCTTGAGTTTATTCCGAGAATTCCAGGACTTACAAAATATAGTTGTCTTTGACCAGTGGCAACATTAACTACGACAGCATACCTTGTTCCATCCTGAACAAATTCGGAAGAATATTCTTCGGGTTTATTTAAATTTGGTGTACTCCAATCTTTTACTTGCGGTCTCGCTGCCATTACGCTTTTTAGTTATTTATAGGCCTAATTCATCTTCTGTGATTATCTTAAATTCTATCAATCTATCTTCGCACCATTCTTGTGCTGCTTTCCACTTCGCAAGATTTTTGTTATAAGTAAGAACTTCGTTAATGTAAGTTTTCTTTTGCTTACCTTTTGATTGTTTTGGTACAAGTGTCTGTCTTTTTGGCTTCACTTCTACCAAATACTTTTTAATTGCTCCACTACTTTCTTTTATCTTTACAATAAAGTCGGGAAAGTATCTACGAACCTTATTTGTTGTTGGGTCGAAGTAGGGAATAAAAAACTCTTCCGAACCCCACTCTAAGATTTTATCGTTACGGTCACAGTATCTCATAAACTTAAGTTCCCAAGAAGACCTATAAACGATGTTTCTTGAGTCACCTTTGTATTTGTTAGGAAATCTTGGATGAAATCTTCCTTGATGATATTTTCCTTCTCGCATACATAATATATAAGAACCAAAAAGTATTTATAAAATGGCAGGACCAAGAGACCCGTCAACTACAGATTTTAATCTGACTCCAAAACCTCAAACTGGACCTGTCGATAACTCTGACATCCCTAAAAATTTTAACGCCTTTAGTCCAGAAGTTAGTAATCTTTTAGGTGATTACTATTCAAACATAGATTTAAAATCTAATTTAGGAAAAAATTTTTTTAATGATGCTACAGAAACAATAAACTTTAATGATGCTAGAAAGTTAGGATCTTCTTTCGTAAGAGGAGCAAGTAGAAATCCCGCACCACCTCCAAGAAGAACTGCTGCCTCTACAATCAAGGAAAAGTTATTAAAACCAGCATTAACATCTCATTTTGAAGCTCATTTTAATCCACCTAGAGATGTATTTACTTGGATGTCTGGAAGAGGATTGAATCCAACAGATACAAATAACCAAAGGTTAATAACTCTTTCTTGTTCGGAAACAGCACTTCCAGGATCTAGAATAGCAACAAATACTGTTCAAGATGATCATCATGGAGTAACTGAAAGACATGCTTATCGTCGTCAGTTTGATGATACTTCATCCTTCACATTTTATGTTGATGCTCCAAAAGCAGGTGCTGATCATGGATATAAGTTAATTTGGTTCTTTGAACAATGGAAATCTTTTATAATGAATGAAGAATATGTAAAGAGTGAAGATGGTGTGGAATTAGATGAATATCGGTGGCATTATAGGGCAAAGTTCCCAAAAACATACATGACGGATATCTTTATTACTAAGTTTGAAAGAGATATTGATGTAAATCCAATTAATGCATCCAAATCTACCAAGAAGTATTTGGAGTATAAGTTCTTACAGGCATATCCAATTTCTATTAACACTATGCCTGTTTCTTATGATCAATCACAGTTGCTCAAATGTACAGTATCTTTCGCATATAGTAGATACATTATAAGGAGAAAGACTGGAATTTCTGATGGTGATCCATTACCAAACAGGAAATCTTCTTTTAATGAAGTTCCAGAATTTTCTGCTCCTCCCGTATTGGAAAATCAAGTGGGAACTACAGTTCCTTTAGAGTACCGACCAATTTTACCTGGATTTGGTGTAGGTGGAACTAGAACTGATAATGTGGCATAATAAATAAAGTATCTGAATACATTATTGGATAATTATGCCATTACCTAAGATTGTTACACCAACTTATGAGTTGGAATTGCCTTCTACTGGTCAGACAATTAAGTATAGACCTTTCCTAGTCAAAGAAGAAAAAGTTCTTGTGATGGCTATGGAAACTGAGAACACAAAAGAAATTACAAACGCAGTAAAAACAGTTATTAAAAACTGTATTGAAACTAGAGGTATTAAAGTAGAAACACTGCCTACTTTTGACATTGAGTATCTTTTCTTAAACATCAGATCTAAATCTGTTGGAGAAGAAATTGATGTCAACATTATCTGCCCTGATGATGGGGAAACTGAAGTTCCTGTTACTATTAATGTTGATGACATTGAAGTAATTAAGGATGATAAGCACACTAATAGAATTAAACTTGATGATAGTGTAATGATGGAAATGAAATATCCATCTCTCGATCAATTTATTAAAAATAATTTTGATATTTCTAGCAATGCCAACATTGACCAATCTTTTGATTTGATTGCTTCTTGTATTGATAAGATTTTTACGGAAGAAGAAGTTTGGACATCATCTGATGTGTCTAAAAAAGAACTTGTTGAATTCCTTGACCAGATGAATACGAATCAGTTTAAGGACATTGAAGAATTCTTTAACACGATGCCTAAGTTGTCTCATAAGTTTAAAGTTACTAATCCAAAGACTGGTGTAGAGTCTGATGTTGTACTGGAGGGATTAGCAAGTTTTTTCGGCTAGGAATGTCTCATATGAGTCTTGAGAATTACTTGAGACTCAATTTTTCTTTGATGCAGTATCATAAATACTCATTAACAGAAATTGAAAATATGATGCCGTGGGAGCGAGACATTTATGTTATTCTTCTTAAGAATCACTTAGAGGAAGAAGAAGAGAGAATGAAACTTCAAGAAAACCAAAGAAGAGCAAATGGCGGGTAAGTCGAAGCGAAATAATGAAGACAATATACCAGAAGGTCTTGATGACCTTCTGAACGAACTTACTGGAAATAAGAATAATAAGGAAGACAATATACCAGAAGGTCTTGATGATCTTTTAAATCAAATTAAGGGAAAGAAAAGTACTGCGACTAAACCAAAAAGAAAAAGAGGAAGACCTAGAAAGAAAAAGACATCACCTCCAGGAGCACTTACAACGTATTCTAAAACTGAAGATGTAGATTCTAGAATACTTGAGTTACTTGGACTTGAGTATACCTTTGATTTGGATTATGATGACTATGCAAACTTACTGAAAGAAAAACTTATAGAAGTTAGTAGAGGTACTGAGGAAACTTCTACTGAAGATGCTATGCTTCTTCGTGAAGAACTGAAGAAGGCAAGAGGAAATAAAGGAAAAGGTACTTTTAAGGTAAAGAAAAAGATAAGTAAGGATAGTTTTACCAATTTTAATGTTGGTGGACCAAAGAAAGATACTGCTCAGACAAGAAAACCTGCTTATGCTCTTCTTAAAGGAAAAGAGATTTCTGAGAAGTCGCAGAGAGTTGATGATTTAAAAGAAGAGAAAAAAGAAAGAAAGCAAAGTGATAATCAAATACTAAAGAGTATAAGTAAATCACTTGATAGAATTATTGGTATTTTATCGAAGCAACTGAAGTTTGATAAAGACCAAGTAGAGAAGCAAAGAAAACTTGAAGAGAGAGGGAAGAGAAAAGATAAAGAAAATAAAAGAGAGAGTGCTTTCTCCAAAGGAATTAAATCATTAGCAAAAGTTGCTGGTAAGATCTTTTCTCCACTACAAGATTTTTTTGGAAAAATTATTAGATTTTTTACAGTTATCTTTTTAGGAAAAGTTTTTCAAAAGTTTCTTAAATGGTTTACTGACCCCAAAAATGAAAGTAAAATAAAAACAATAGGTCGGTTACTTAAGACATTTTGGCCTACAATACTTGCTGGTCTCGTATTTTTAAATCCTCTTGGTAGATTAATTACTAAGGCAGTTTTTGTAATTGGTAAGGGAGTTGCTAAGTTATTAAAAGTTGCTATTCCATCCTTACTTAGGTTTGGAATGAGAAATCCGATTTCGGCAACAGCACTTGCAGCAGCTGGATTGTTTACTTTTGGTGCATGGGGTCCAAAAGTAATTCCTGGTTTGGTTAATGATGAAGAAGATGATGAAGTAAAGTCATATAAGCGTGGTGGAAAAATTACCACTGAAAGTGGTCAAGACATTAAAGGTGCTGGAGTAGATACCCAATTAATTGCTGCAAGACCTGGTGAAGTTGTTATTAATAAAGAAACAGTAAATGCTCTTGGTGCTGATTATTTTCTTGGATTAAATAAGCAGCATGGTGGTTCTAATGCAAATAAACCTAAGACTGCTAAAGTGCAAGCAGCATCTGGTGGAGGATTAATTCTTCCTGCTTTTTCTAATGGTGGTATGGTTGGTGAAGGTCCTGAAGAATCTAGAATTCAAAAACCTAGAAAACCATCAAAACCGGAAGATATTGCATCAGGTTTAGATAGTAATCTTATTGAATGGGCAAAAGCAAATCCTACTCTTGCTCGTGCTTTGAAAGTAGGAGATATTGGATATAGAGAGGCACAGAGTGTATTTGATTATGGAAGTAGAGTTGCTCAACAAGTTCCTAAAGTAGTCCAACCAACAATTGATTATGGAAGTAGAGTTGCTCAACAAGTTCCTAAAGTAGTCCAACCAACAATTGATTATGGAAGTAGAGTTGCTCAACAAGTTCCTAAAGTAGTCCAACCAACTGATTATGGAAGTAGAGTTGCTCAACAAGTTCCTAAAGTAGTCCAACCAACAATTGATTATGGGAATAACTTTATTGGAGGTATTTCTAAAATTCCTTCAAAAATAGAAGAAAACATCCCATTAGTTCAGGGATTTGCTGATGCTGGTGCAGAAGCTTTACCTGCAATTTTATCTGGTTTCTTGGGTATTAAAAGAACAGATAGAAGTATCTCTAAAAACATGCAAAGAGCAATGCTTGATGCTCAAAAAACTGCGACTGAAAAGGGTAGAGATTTTATTGAGTATGAAGATTATGCTGAAAATGCTGGAGGTATTGCTGGGAAATATACTATGGGTAGAGTTGCAGATTCTGAATTTTTGAGGGATGCACAAGGCAGAATTATTGGAATGTCTCAAGCGTATGATACAAATAGACCTGCAGATGAATCTATGGCACAGGCTTGGGCAAAATCTAAGAAATTTTTAGGTATTGATAATAGTAAAGACGTTGATGAATTTAATAGATTAGTTGCAAATAGAATGTCTTCTGAAGGAGCATCTGAAGAAGAAATTCAGAAATCTCTTATGATTTCTGGTGGTGAAAGTGGACAAATGGGAGATTTGAGAACGGCAATTTATAAACCATTTGAAGCATTATTAGACATTAGTCAAAAAATGCATGGTGGTAGGGGATCTACGACACATGAAATTATTTTTGATAAAGATGTTCTTGGATTTGATCCTGTAAAAGTAATGCCAAAACCATTTTATGGTCCAGGAGGAGATCCTTCTGGGAGTGGTTCTGGACAAGCACAGCAAAAAATGCCAATTAGTGTTTCTTCTGCCGCGAAAGAAAAGGCACAGCAGTCTCAGAGAATGTCTATGGCAAAATTGATGAATAATAATTCTGCTGGTCTTTACTATTCGAGTACGACTGGTAAGACTTATGCTAATTATGCTGAAGCACTGAAAGATCCGCAAGTTGCTGCAGCAGCAGAAGTAGAAAAAACCAAACAAAGATTTTCATTTTCTCCATCATCAAAACCATCTCAGACAACAACACCATCAAAACCATCTCAGACAACAACACCATCAAAACCAAAAAGATGGGCAATGGATCCTCGTGGTTGGTTTGGTATGGAAGGTGGAGGATTTATAAAAGAAAACACGGGAATGGATATTCCTGGTGGAGGAACTGATAGGCAAAGGATTGATGTTCAACCTGGAGAATATGTTTTGCCTGTAGATAAGGTAATGAAGATGGGAGGACCTGGTAAACTTGATAGAATGGTTGCTGATTTGGATTCCAATTCTACTCCAGCAAAAATGGGCCTTAGAAATAAGGACATCTCCGAAGGAATTACTCCTTATAGTGTACAAGGTTCTGGTGAAATTGACATAGAAACTCTTCCATTATCTGGTTTAGGTGGAATGGGAAGATCATCTGGTGCATTAAATAGTCCCAATGGAACACAAGATGAATTTTTCTCTCCGATTTCTTCGGCAGGATTGTCTGAAAGACAACGCTTTATGGATACGATAGGTATTTCTGCATTCACATAAGATAGATGGCATTACCAGCATTACTTTCGGGGTTAGGAAGACAACTAGCAGTTCAAGGCGCTAAGGGTGCAGCGAAAGGAACTGCTAAGAAAATGCTTAGTGGTAGAAAGCAGGAAAAAAATAGTAATGCTATTGTAAAACAGCAAGAAGGAAATAGTGTAGGGTATAAAAAATCTTCTGCATTAGTTCCAAAAATAAACAGAATAAACTTTGGTGCTCCTCCATCTTCACCAGAAGTATCATCTTCCACTAAAGGTGATGATGGTAGTTTATTGAGTATTAAAGAAAAAGTTATAAAGATTGAGAACCTTTTAGGGGAGCAGTATAAGAATAGAAAGAAGCAAGCAGAGAAGCAAAGGAAACTTTCTGAGAGAGCAAAAAGGAAAGAAAAAGAGGAAATTTTAGAAAAAACAAACGAAGAAAAGAAAAATAAAGGTAAATTTAATATACCTATACCTGGAAAAGGATTATTTGATAATCTTTTATCTAGAATATTTAATTTCTTATTTTGGATTACCATAGGAAAAATACTTCCCACAATTTTGAAGTTCCTTCCTCAAATCATTGGATTTGTAAAGGTTATTGGCAAAATAATGGATGTCATTATTAATGTAGTAGGATTTATATTAGATGGGTTCATAACATTTGTTGATTTTGGGTTTAAAGTTTATGATAAGATTAGGGGATTTGCTGGTGCTATTGGTGGAGAAGGATTAGTAAAAGTCCTTGATGGATTTACTAGTGCAGTTGAAACATTATTGAACATTTTATTCATTATTTCAATGGCTAATGCTGTTGGTGGTGGGTTTGGTGGATGTAAAGGTGGTGGTCGTGGTGGACAGAAACCAATAACTAGACCAGGACAGGGATTGAGACCTAAAGTAACGACAACTGGTGGTAAAGGTGCTGGAAGACCAGACATTAGAAACCCCTTTAGAGAACGTCCTAGAGTTACTGGTAGTGGTGGTGGAACTGCTGGAAGACCAGACATTAGAAACCCTTTTAGAACAAGACCAACAGTAACAACTGGTCTTGGTAAAGCTGCCGCTGGAGAAGCAGCAGAGCAGATTACCAAGAAAACTGGTCTTTTAGTATTCGCAAAGTTTGTTCGACCAGTGACAAAAAGAATACCAATTTTTGGTGCCTTAATTGATTTTGTTATAAATGTTGCACTAGGCGAAAGTGTTGGAAGAGCAATATCAAGAGCGGTTGGTTCTGGTATTGGTACTGCTCTTGGTGCTAAGGTTGGGGGATTTTTAGCAGGTGCTGCGGGATCTGTTGTTCCATTTTTGGGAACTGCTATTGGAGGTGTTGTAGGTATTGCTATTGGTGGTGTTCTTGGTGGTATGCTTGGTGATTGGATTGGTGGATTTATATATGATAAACTTACTGGATCTGGGTCCTCAAGTTATCCTCAAGAAAAACCAAAAGTTGAAGCAAAATCTAATGGTGGAATGGTTTTAAAATATGATGAAGGTGGTGAAGTTGATAATGATTATGAATATGATAAAAACATAGGTAAAATTAAAAAAAGAAAGATTCACTTATCAGATATTTCTCAAGTTGCTAAGGATAATAAAAATGTATCCAAAGTTTATACTTCTGAGGGAGCAAAGAAAATTATTGATTTGGCAAATTCAATAAAGGATGTGCCAATTATTGGTAGTTCTATGTTTTCTATATTAAATATTGCTCTGGGCAATAAACCTGATCAAAGGACTACAAAGGCTATTGCTTATGATTTACTGTCATTTTCTAATCTAGATTCTTTTGAAAGTATTTCTGGGTCTTTGGGCAAATTGAATACTATTGTGGCTATGGAAGGAGGTGGTGAAGTTAATAAATTAGTATCTTCAAATGACTCTGATTTTGAAAATTCTGCTCAGATTTTATCATTTTTCTTGGATAGGGAAATTAACAATGAAAAAGTGAAAAAAATAACAGAACAAGATAAAAAAGATGCATCTAAAAATTCTTGGTGGGATCCTTTGGGATTATTTGATAATACTTCTTCTAGTGAAGGATCTACTTATGGACCAGGAACTGCTGGCGCTTCTAGAGACTCTGCAACTGGAGAATCAGTACCTGGATCTACTGCAACTGGTGGGGGTGTTGTTGGTGGACCAGGAACACCTGAACAAAAAGCACTCTTAGATGCAATTTCTTTTGCGGAGGGAACATCAAGGAGTTATGGAACTGTCTTCGGTGGAAAGATAATACCGGAACTTGAAAGGGGTGAGATGACAGTTGCTCAAGTTCTAGAGATGCAAAAAACTGGAACTTTTAATGGAATACAATACATTCCTCCAAACAGCTATGACTCTGATGCGACTGGTAGATATCAGTTTATGTCTTATACTTTGAAAGAGGAAGTTCAAAAACAAGGTGTTCCTATGGATGCTAAGTTTACTCCTGCTCTTCAAGATCAACTAATGCTTGGAAGACTTGCTAATTATAGGGGAGTTACTCCAGAACTTTTGGCAGCAGAAGGGTTAAGTACAAATGTTCTTGATAAACTTGCTCCCGAATTTGCTTCTTTTCCATACTCTCCGAAAGGGAATCAAAGTTATTATGGTCAACCAGTAAAAACACCCGAATCTATTCGTAATGCTTATAATGACGCTCTGGGTAGAAGAAAGGAAGAAGAAAAATCTTCCCAAACTAAACCAGGTCCTCAACAACAACCTCCTGGACAAACACCATCACCAACATCAGATTCAAGTTCTAATGAAAGAGGAGAAGGATCTAAACTTGCTGGAGAGTTAGGAAGATTTATTAAAACGAAATTGAAATCTCCTGAGAATTTTAGTCAAGTTCATAGACATCCAGAACATCCTCCTTGGGGAAGAGAAAGTGGACACTCTAGGAATTCTTTACATTATGAATCACAAGGTGCAAGAGCAATTGATATTGGAGCATGGACTCACGAACAACAACCAATTTTAGATGTAATTTCTGAGTTCAATAGAAAGAAAGGTGTTAATCCTGTAGAACTTTTACATGGAAAAAATGAACCAAATTATCACCACAATCATGTTCACGTTGCTTATGAAGGTGGTGGATTAATTAGACCTAAAGGTTCAATGAGTGTTCCAAATTCATTTGCTTCTTATAATAGTCCAAAATCAAACACAAAGGTGGTAATGGTTCCTGTCCCAGTTCCAGTATCTAAACCTCAAATGAGTCCAGTTCTTGAGAATTCAATGGGAGGATTTGTTGAATTTGGTGGGGTAAATAGTATGAGTAGTCGTATGAACCCAATACACCAAACAAGTAGGTCTTAAGATGGGAGTCAAATATCACATAGAGGCAGGTAATTCAAATATTGATTTATTCAAAATTACTTCAAATTATGGACCAACAGAAAACTTTGGACCAAGATGTCCAGAGTTGGTTTTGTATGAGAGTTTATTTGATTCTACAGTGAGAGCATCTGCAAAGTTTGTGGATGCTGGATATAACCCAAGTGGTATGACTGCTGAAGATGATGAATATAAATTGACGAGTGGGGAAAAAACAGAATTAAAAATTACGGATTCTTATGGAAATGAGTTAGACATTACTGGCGACTATCAATTAAGATTAAGAAAACATCAGAGAGAGCAATTTACTTCTCCTAAAACTACTTACGTGAACTATTTTTCTGATTTCTACTCAAAGGAATCAATGGAAAATCATCTTGTTTCTAAAAGAGCGACAAGAAAGTATGATGGGTTTCCTCATGATCACATTAAAACATTATTGGAGGAAGATTTAGGAACTCAAAAAGTAGTAGAAGTTGACAATACAATAATTCCATACAATTTTGCTGGAGGATCTGAAAAAGTTTTTCATCATTGCGTTAATCTGTGCAATAAAGGATGTCCTGAATTTCCAGGCAATCCAGGAATTGTTGCTGGATTTTTGTTTTATGAAGTTTTCAAAGGAACTGATTCTACGGGTGGTTATCGATACAAATCTATAGATCTTTTATTTCAGGAAGATGTAAAGAAAAAATATGTTTATACAAATACTGATGAAGTTCCTGAAGGGTATGATTCTAAAGTAATTAATTATTATGAAAACATTTCAACAAATGCCGATTCTGAAATTTTAAGTGGTGCTACTTTTAAAAGAGAACAAAGAAGATGGGATCCTTATTTGAAACAATGGGAACAAGATGATTTTGATTATAAGAGTCAAGAATTGGAAACTAATAATGCTGGAAAGGAATTTTACAAAATTGCTTCTGATTTAAATCTTCAAGAACAATCAACAAGATACTCTACTAGATTTTGGGATGCCAGTGCTATGCCAAAGGGATCTAATTGGGCGGCACAAAAACCATTCTCTAAAGTTAAAAAGGGAAATGGTAATTATAATATGGATGAATTGGTAAGACAAGCAGCAGATAGATTTAATCAGTTATTTGGAACACAGATTACTATTTTGATTCCAATGGATTTAAGTTTACATGTTGGGGATCTAATCTTTGTAGATTTTCCTCAGATCGATTCTGAAAAAAATGAGATAAATAAGAATAGAAGTGGAAACTATTTGATTATGGATTTAGGACATAGAATAACTCCGAGCACGACATATACGTCTCTGCATCTTTCAAGAGATTCCACAATTAACCGAAAGTAAAATTATGTCAGACAGAACTTTACAACAACACATTAACGACGATAAAGACGAACTGGATAATCCTAACTTAAGTCCACAGCGTCGTCGTCACATTGAGTCAGAACTGGATGATTTGGAACAGTATCAAGTAAATCATCCTGACGAGGATCATGATCCAAATCCATTGGAAATTTACTGTGATATGAATCCAGAAGCAGATGAGTGTAGAATTTACGAAGATTAATTAGAAAATGACAGGAGATTTATTTCATTCTGAACATCTTGGTCGAAGTAAGACATACTTTTGGTATGGTATGGTTGTTGGTGGTTCGGAGTGGGAAGATAATCAAAAAGATGATGCTATAGATGCTCATAAAATCCATACTAGAGACGATGTTGCTGGATGGGGATATCGTGCTAAAGTTGCAATAATGGGGTATGATCCTCAATTAGTAGAAGGAGAAGGAATAAAAAACTCTGAGTTAGTAATGGCGGAAGTAATGCTTCCTACTACTGGAGGATCTGGATTAGGTGGACCAGTAAACACTCCTACGATTGCAAACAATACTTTTGTGATTGGTGTTTATAAGGATGGTGTAAGTGCAAGAGAACCTATTATCATCGGAACTCTACCAAATGTTTCTCAAAGTAGAGTAAAACCTTACGATTTTTCTGAAACACAAAGATACATTGCTTCTACTGGGTATAGACCAACAGATCCTGCTGCAAATGATGCCTTGTGGGCAGAAGGTGGTGCAGAAGGTCAGACACCTGCTATGGAAGCAGGAGAAGCAGCAAGAGTTGATACTGTGATGCTTCATGCACAAAAAGATGATGGTTCCAGAAAATTTATGATGCCCCAAACTCTTAATTGTAAGAGAAAAACAAGTGGCGCATTAAGTGCTATTCAGATCATCATTCAAGAGGTGATGAGTATTATTAATTTATCTAAGGTTAGTAATTTTGTTTCTAGAGCATCTGATGCACTGAAAAACTTTAGGGCTATTGTAACAACTGCACAAAATGCAATTGCTGGTTATGTTCGTGAGATAATGGCGGATGCAAGAAATGCCGCTCTCAACTTAATGAATAAGACTTTAGATAAAGTACTGAGCCTTATTCCAGGTAATTTTAGAAGTCTTACGAGTAATAACCTTGTTAATGGAGCTTTGGATGCACTTTCTTGTGCCTTCAATAAGATAATGGGAGCAGCAAAGGGATTTGTTGGAAACTTTTTGAATAATGTTGTAGGAGGTGCAGTAAATTCATTATTCTCAACTGCATCTTCTATGATGGGTTCTTTTTTAACTGGAACTCTGGGTGGTGTTGCTGGTGCAGTTACTGGAGGATTGGATGCTGCACAAGGTGTATTATCTACGGCATCTAATCTAATGACTGCTGGAGGTCTTACTGATCTTGCTAGTGGATTGCTTGGAAGTGTTGGTGGATTAATTGGTGGTATTGGTGGAGGAATATCTGGAGCACTCAATATACTTACTGGAATTTTATCGTTGTTCTCTTGTGAAGAAGAAGCATCTTGTGCAACAGTTAATTGTTGGAGTCCTCTTTATGGTGATATTTGTGCCAGTGGTGCAGCTGGTTCATCTAGTTTGAGTGATTCCTTTAAGAATCAATTTGGTCAATCATTTTCTAGTGACAATCAAAGTGGAACTGATACTGATACTAATGATAATTTGGAGCAAGTTTATGGTGATGTGAGATTGGATTCTGGACCTATTCTTTCTGGACCACCTACAGTATCAACTATTGGTGGTGGTAGAGATGAAGTAATGGGTATTGGAAATCCAATCATCAGTCCAAGTGGAGAACTTTTAGCGATTGATTTGAGTTCTGGAACTGGTACTGGTACTGGTGGAACTGGGACTGGTGCTGATGGTACTGGAACTGGTGGAACTGGTGCTGATGGTACTGGAACTGGAACTGGTGCTGATAATGATAATGCTCCTAAATTTACCAGTTCTCCTACTATAGTAATTTCTGATCAAACTGGAAATGGTATTGGTGCAGTTGCGATTGCAGTTCTAGAAGATGGTAGTACTATTCCGTTTGATAAAGATGGATGCGGAAAACCTGACATCAATCCAAAGTATCCATTGATTAATGAATTATTGCCACCAATTTCGGGTAAAAATGTATTTGATTTTACCGATCCTGTTTATGATACAGAAGGTCTTGGTGGTTCAGGACCTGATGGCACACTTTCCGATGGTATAGATACTAATCCTGTTGTCGGAAGAAGAATAGATAAGGTTATTATTGTAGATTCTGGAATTGGTTATCTTCCAGCACCTGATGGCAGTACTGGAGCAGGAGGAAGAAAGTTCTCTGGTCCTAATGATACAATTGTTTATTGTGGTGGTTACAATGTTTATCCTCCATGTAGTAATGTTCCTGTATCAAAAGGAGATTTAATTTTCTCTCCATTAGGAGGAAGAGCAGACATTTACAGATCATCTGATGGTGCATTGTTACAAACAATTACTGGTAGAGGACCAGTAAATAGCGTTGAAGTTAAGGAATCTGGAATTTTAGCAACTTATTGCCCTTCAGAAGAAGAAATTGATACTACTGATGCTTTCGTACCAAACAATACATACAATGTTGTACTAGACATCGGAGATGTTTACATTGAAAATACTGGAGTGAATTACTCACCTGGTGATGAGATTGTTATAGAACCTTCAAATGGTGCTGAACTTGAACCTGTATATGATGACACTGGAAGATTGATTAGAGTTAATATACTCAATCCAGGAATAGGATTTGTAGAGTTCCCTCAAATCTTTATAAATTCCAATACTGGAGTTAATGCAAACATTATTCCTGTATTCAACATAACAAGACTTACTGAAAATGAAGATGGCGATGTATTACCTGAAATTCCACAAGGAACTCCGTTAATTAGTGTGGTTGATTGTGTAGGAGTTCAAGCATCAAAAAAATCACTTGACATTGTACCTCAATAAAAATTATGAGTAAGAAAGAAGAAAGGACTAATTTAGTTACAGGACATCGTTCAAGAGGAACGATTAAGTTTGGACATCTTTGGTTAGATGAAGAGGGCAAGTTAGGAACTACGGTTCAATCTGGTGTAATGCTTCAGGCATTTGATGCTAGACATTATTGTTCTTTGGATATTAATGGCGTAAGGCAAGGATGGACAACTAATAGATGTCCTGGAACTTATCAAGTTATTTGTGGAACTGACTTGAAACCAGATGGTCTTGGTTATTTGGTTTTTGCTGAAATGGGAGATATTGTGTTAAAATCTCCAAATGGAAAAATAAGATTGGAAGCACAAGACATTGAACTGATTGCAAACGGAACTAATAATACGAGAGGAGTTGTTGAAATAAACTCAAATACTGCAGTAAACATCCAAACACAGAATGTTAAAGTTGTTGGAAAGGCAGGAATTGATATCTTTACTCCATTTACATTGAAATTGAGAGCTAATGGCGCACTTAATATGACATCAAATTTTATTCAGGGATTAAGTTCAGCATCTTCATTTGCGCCTGATAAAGCAAATCCATTATCAATTGTAGATTACATTAAAAATCAAGGTTATGCTTGACTATTCTTTACTTTTTTATTATACTAAGAATGTAGAGCAACATAAAAATGGCATTTAACGTAGATACTCTTTCTTCAAGTCATCATTTGATACATGGACTAGGATTTCCCATCACTGTAATGGGAACTGGTCCTACTGCGGTTAGAGGAAGTTCTTATATTGAAGGACCATCTGTTTTTGGTTCTCCTATTTTCCCAAATACTTGGGCAACTGTGATGATTGGTCCTTTGACTAATGCAGACATACTTGGACCTCCACTTATTCCTGGTGCATTTTGTTATGGTCCACCAGCAAATCCATTTTCTTTGGCAACTATTGGTAGTGTAGGAGTCCTTGGTGATCTTAATGTTGCACTCAATACAGTTGTGGGTGGCAGTGTTTTGGCACAAGGATTGGTCGTAAGTAATTGTGGTAGACATGTTCTTGCACTTAAAAAGGATTTGCCTTTTGACATGCCTCATCCAAATAAAAAAGGATGGAGATTGAGACATGTTTGTATTGAAGGTCCAGAAGTTGCAGTTTACTGTAGAGGAAGAATTCCTGAAGATGGTGTAATTAATCTTCCAACTTTTTGGGATGGTCTTGTGAAACCTGGAGATTTATCTATAAATATTACTCCAATTGGTTCTTGGCAAGAACTTTATGTGAAAGAAATTACTGATACACAGATTAAAATCAGTAATAATTCTGCTGGACCAATTAATGGTGATTATCATATTGTTGCTCGTAGAATAGATGATGATTTGATTGTTGAATATGAAGGAGAATCTCATGAAGATTATCCAAATGGAAATGAAGGATACTCATTTAACTTTGAACACAATTATGTTGAAGGACTGATTCGAGATATGGTAAGCGAAACTGTTGTAAACATTGATAAGGAGAAAAACTAATGGCAGAAATACCAGCATTTACACCAGGAACTAGACCTCCTGGTCCTGATTGCAGCGATAGACAAATTTGGGGAACACCTTCGACTCTATATTCTTACATTGGAAAAATTAATAATGGTTTTACGGAAGAGGAGTATCCACCAGAGGCTTGTAAACCTAGGTATCATAGCAATGCAAAAATAGATAATTTGCAAGTTACCAATACTCTAGGTACAGCGAGTGTGACTAAAGTTGTTGGAAGCACTGGAACCTTTAGTGGGACTGTAACTGCATCTACTCTTGTAGCAAGTAACCTCAAAACATTTAATATTCCACATCCAACTAAAGAAAATAAAAGATTAGTTTATTCTTCTTTGGAGGGTCCAGAAGCAGGAGTTTATGTTCGTGGAAGAGTGAGAAACACGACTGAAATCATTCTCCCCGATTACTGGGAAGGACTTGTAGATAAAAAAACTATTACTGTAAACTTAACACCAATTGGTGCTCATCAGGATGTAATTGTAAAGGGATGGAGTTTGGAGTCAATTCAATTGCAATCTAAAGGTGGAATGCCTATTGATTGTTTTTACACCGTTTATGGTGAGAGAAAAGACATTCCATCTCTCGTAGTTGAACAAGACGAAGTAGTTGACTAAACTTAAATTATCAGTTAAAATTTAAATTCGCACTAAAATCATTATGGAACAGCAGCAACATCTCAAAGACCTCACTGAGCGTCGTGATAAACTTCAAAAAGAACTTGAGGAACTTCAATCTCAAGCAACTACAAAGAGAGAACTCTTTCTGAAGATTCAAGGTATCATTGAGTATCTTACACAGATTGGTGTTACTCTCCCAGAAGAAGCACCAGCAGAAGAACCAGTTGAAGAAGCGTCCACAGAGGGTTGACCCTCTCCTCCAAATCAACTATACTACTAAGGTAATCAACGGAACACACGGATGAACGACCAAGAGTATGTAACTCGATGCGTAGCAGACCCACTCTATAGAACAGTTCGTATCTATTCTAACGAAGGGACGGAACAAGAACTGGTCTGTGATACTGCTGATGAGTTCATTAATGTGGTAAAGTTCATTCGTGCTACCATTGATGACAACCTTCTCTCAGAAGATCAATTCGTTTACGCAAGTCCTGTATGAGACCAGAAACACGTAAATCAATGGAGATGCTGTTCTCCGCAAAATGGAACTTGCCTAAAGCGGCAAAAAATGCTAATCTAAGCAATAAGGAAATGAAGATTACTTTTAACGAGTACTGTCATTTTCATCCTCCTACTTACGAAGTAAAATGAAAACACTTCTTGCACTTCTTTTAGTTCTCACTCCAACATCAGCACTTGCTGAAATCACGCACTATCAGCGTGGAGGAGTAACTGAAAAGAAATGTTATCGCACAGATTATCGTGAAGAGTACATTCCTGGAAACTCTCAACGTCGTGGGTATGTAAAGTCTTATCGCGATAAGGTTGAAGTTCCTTGTAGAACATCATCATCATCTTCTTATTATCACCATAACAACTACAACTCTCCCGTAGACGACAACTCTTGTATCGAAGGTAGTATTCTTGGTGGTATTGCTGGCGGTGGTGCTGGTGCTGCTCTCTCCCGTGGTGATGGTCGTTTCTGGGCAATCCCTTTGGGCATCGTAGGTGGAGCACTAGCAGGTTGCCAGATTGACGGAGGTTGACTTTTTAGACCATTAGAACTGTAATGGTTTTACCTCTGGGAGTGTCGCATATTGGTTAATGCCGGTGCCTTATAAGCGCCTGAACCGAGTTCAATTCTCGGCATTCCTATCGGGTAGGTGTCCGAGTGGTTAATGGAAGAAGTCTGTAAAACTTTTGGCTCTGCCTACGGGGGTTCAAATCCCTCCCTGCCCACTTGACAATCTGCTACTTCGGTAGTATGATTGTCTCAACCAGACGGGACTGTAGTTTAATTGGTAGAGATCTGGCGTCGGCAACCCTACCTACGTGATAAAATTACTTTGTGAACCAAGGTAGATGCGGAGTTCGAATCCCGTCAGTCCCATTCCTCAACAACGCTAAGTTGAGGAGGTATGCATAATCTAGAAGTAACATCTGAAGTCAGTAGCGAGACTTCTTTTTTGGGAGTGTGGTGGAATCGGTAGACACACCAGACTTAAAATCTGTTGACCATTACGGTCGTGCGAGTTCAAGTCTCGCCACTCCTACTAAATAATTGAAAGTAGGAAAAGTCCTATGAAATACCGTATTGATGCCAGATACTGTTGGTACAATAAGGGGCAAGTAATGGTTCTCATGTATTTCATAAACAACATTCCATTCACATTTGATGATGTTCCTGATGAGTATTATTTTGACTTGGAACTGATTGAGTTAGCAGACAAAGAGAGAAGATGGGAACCTGAGGATGTTTATAAAGCATCTTCTTATTTGATAGAAGAAGAGTGTCATCCTCTTATGTTTGAGCTAGAATTAGAAAATCCAGAATGTATGCCTTCTGATTTATGAAAATTAACTTGTGGTACAGCAAATCTATGTCTCAATGGAGATGGACTCTTTGCTCTGAAGAGTATAATAAAGATGTCTCTAGTGAGCAACATTCGGGTCAGAGACCAGAACTTCGTGATGCAATGAATGATGTTGCAAACACCGTAGAGTTTATGTTAGAATCCAAACAAAAGTGAGTAAAAGTACCCAGTGAAGTCTGATTTTTACCTAGATAGAGTTAGTAAAGATGAGATAAAAGAACTACTCTATACTCATCATTATCTCAAAGACGAATCTAAGGATTTCAAATCGGGGTACAATTATGGACTTTTTAAACGCACTGAGTGGGAATGTCCTCTTAGGATTGGCAAGTGCTATGCTGCTTGCATTTTTACTTCACTCCCTGTTCCAGAAATCGCCAAAGGAGCATTCGGGTTAGAACGTAATCAACAGGAAGGTTTATTTGAACTTTCTAGATTATGTGTAGATCCAGAAACACAAAAAGAAGAATACAACATTACATCTTGGTTCGTGAGTCGCTGTATCAAGAGGTTCCGTAAAGATGCGAATGTTCGTGCTATTCTTAGTTATGCTGACTCTGCTCACCATAATGGAATTATATATCGTGCTACTAATTTCAAGTATTATGGGTTGACTGATCCTAAGAAAGATTTTTATTATGCTGATGGAACTAAACACTCAAGAGGAAAAGTGAAAGGTGTTGAGGGTGAGTGGAGAGATAGAAGTAGAAAGCACAGATACTTAATGGTTTATGATCGAGAATTGAGAGATAGACTTGCATGGAAAGAACAAAAGTGGTATGATAGTAAAGACGATACAAAATCGTTTCAGTGACCCAAAAGTGTGACATTAAGACCTTCCTTCGGGGAGGTTTTTTTGTGGATAAATAACTTATAACGGAATTAAAAGCATTAATAAAATGGGTCTTTCTAGATTAGACAATTTTCTGAAATCAGTAAGAGGAAATATTTTATATGTTGATCCTAATAACCTAGATTCTACTGATAGTGTTGCGAATCAGGGCAATTCTCCTACTCGCCCGTTTAAAACTATCCAGAGAGCACTTATTGAGGCAGCTAGATTTTCCTATCAGGTTGGTAGTAATAACGATAGATTTAGCAAAACAACTATTTTACTACAACCAGGTGAGCACATTGTAGACAATAGACCTGGTATAATTGTTAAAGATGATGATACTTACATCACTAGAGGTGGATTTGATAATTATACTGATTTTACTGAATTCACTCTATTAACAAACTTTGATATTTTATCTGAAAACAATCAACTTTATAAGTTAAATTCAATTTATGGTGGTGTCATTGTTCCAAGAGGAACATCTATCGTAGGTTCTGACCTTAGGAAAACTAAAATTATTCCAAGGTATGTTCCTAATCCTGATGAAGTTGATGGTGCAAACATCAATAGATCTGCATTATTCAGAGTAACTGGTGGATGCTTCTTATATGGATTTACTATTTTTGATGCTGATTTAAATGCCTTATGCTATAAGGACTTTACAATCAATCAATTTGTTCCAGATTTCTCACACCATAAACTCACTTGTTTTGAGTATGTTGATGGAGTCAATAATGTAAAGATTGATGATACTTTCATTTCAAATCTTGAAACTACAAAAACTGACCTTGACATGTATTATGAAAAGGTTGCTGTTGCTTATGGTCAGAATAGTGGAAGAGAAATTGATGAGAGTGATGAAGACATTCAAACTGTAGTTGATGAGTATAGAATTGTTGGTTCTAGAGGAGCAGAAGCTAACATCGCCTCTATTTCTGCATCTGGAACTACAGTCACTGTCACATTAGAAGAACCACTGGAAGAATTGAGTGCAAATTCTCCAATTCAAATTTCTGGTGTTGCTTCAACAAACTCATCAGATGTTTATGATGGGCAGTATTTGATTTCAAGTGTTATCAGCACAACACAATTTACTTACATCTCCAGAATTTCTAATGTAGATACTTCTCCTACAACTAATGGTGCTACAGTCAACTTTAGCGTTGATACTGTAACTGGTGCATCTCCTTACATCTTTAACATTTCACTGCGTTCTGTTTATGGAATGTGTGGTATGCACGCTGACGGAAATCTTGTCAGTGGATTTAAGAGTATGGTTGTGGCACAATTCACTGGAATTGGACTTCAGAAAGATGATAATGCCTTTGTAAAATATGATGAGGTTAGTGGTGAGTATCAAGACTCTGCTAATGTTATTGATATTCATACTGACTCTAGAGCAGTATTTAAACCTTCTTACAGAAACTATCACATTAAAGCATCAAATAATGCAATTATCCAGTTAGTTTCTATCTTTGCTATTGGTTATGCAGAGCACTTTGTTGTTGAATCTGGTGGAGACCATTCAATCACAAACTCTAACTCTAACTTTGGAGCAAAAGCATTAGTAGCAAGAGGATTTAGAAAAGATGCTTTCTCAAGAGATGATCGTGGGTACATTACTCACATTGTATCTCCTCAGAAGTTAAGTGGTGATGAGACTAGTGTTGAATTTTTCCCAATTGATGTTGGATTAACAACCTCAGTATCTGCTGGTGCAGGAACTACAACTAGACTTTACATCTATAATCAAACTAATCAGGATGCTCCTCCTAGTGATATAGCAGATGGATACAGACTTGGTGCAAAAGAAACTGAAATTCTTTATTCTCAAATTGCACAGAGTGGGATAGTCTCTACCTATTCTTGTAGAGTCACTATGCCCGAAAGTGACTTGAGTAAAGAGAAGTCATATTCTGTAAACAGAGTCAATAATGATAGTGAGAATGATATTGATTCCAATGGTATTATTGGATTATCTACAGTTCACGAGTTTATTGATGGTGAAAAGGTCAGAGTATTCAGTGATAATGGACATCTTCCTGATGGATTAATTACCAATAACATCTATTATGTAATTACTGATGCTGTTGCTGGTATTACCTCAACAGAAATCAAATTGGCATCCACACTTAGTGATGTATTTACAGATACTGCAATCATTCCCAACTCAAAGGGTGGAAATTTAAAGGTTGTTAGTAGAGTCTCTGATAAATCTTCAGGTGATGTTGGACATCCAATTCAGTATGATGAAGGACGAGGTAATTGGTATCTCAATGTTTCGTCTACAGATAATACATTATATGATGTAATTAATAGTGTAGGAGTTACTGGAATTGGTGAAGCAACTTCCAGAACCTTTATTGAAAGAAATCTTGATACTAGAAATTTAGTAGATACGATTTATAAAGTTAGATATGTTCTTCCTAAGAACGCACAAAATAATGCAAGACCACCTTTAGATGGTTACATTATTCAGGAAAGTAGCACAACTGGACTTACTGATGCAGAAATTTCCAATGATTTGTATTTTGGAGATAGTGTTACTTTAGCGAATGCTAATCAATTAAGAAATCCATCTTTCATTGCTAATGCAGAGTGGTCTTCATCAGGAATCTCTACCATTTACACAGAACTTCCACATAATCTTTCTGTTGGTTCTGAAGTTAAGATTGAAAATGTTGTAAGTGCTGGAAATACAACAGCAGATTTTTATGATGGATTCAATGGTGAATTTACTGTAACTTCTATACCAACATCCAAGAAGTTTACTTATTCTCTTGCTGATAATCCTGGTGCTTTCCAGAACGATACCACTGTAAGAGATTCTAATCTTCCAAAGTTCACACAAAAAACTATTCCAACTTGCCTGCAAGTTTATAGAAGTGTTGAAATTCAACCTTTTGTTCAAGGAAAACAAGATGGTGTCTATCAGTTATTCGTAATTAATAATTCCAACTCACCTACAGTTTCTCCATTCCAAGATTCTAGTTTCTCACAAAATGTTCAGTATCTCTATCCTCAATTAAATAGAGATAATCCAGATGCAGATCCAAAATCTTCTAGATCTTTTGCATTATCAAGTCCAGTTGGTCAGGTTGTAATTAATGACCCAGAAAATAGTTTAACAAAAGAAACAGTAGAGAAAGTTTCTTCTGACTTAAAACTTGGAATTGGTATTACTGGTGCAATTTCGAGCAGTGGAACTGCACATACAATCTTCACTGAAGTTGACCATGGACTTGGTGGAATTACTAATTTAACTGTTGTCAGTTCTGGTTCTAACTACATCGGAGAAGACACTTATTATGCAGCAGATCTTGTTGGATTTGCTGGAAGCATAACTGGTTCAAATGCTAATGTTAAAGTTGATGTTAATAGTCTTGGCCAAGTTAGTGATGTTCTCATCATGGACCCTGGCAGTTCTTATGGAATAGGTCATACTCTGCAAATTATTCCTGCTGCTGGAATTGGAACAACCACTGGATTTACTGCTGCTGTTGTTAGAGTAGATGCAGTTACTGACTATCAAGATTTGACTCTTGAAATTGATGGTCTGTCTGAAGATTATGATGGTTATAATAACCTGTATAAGGTTACTGGAATTACTTCAACCAGCACAACAGAAATTCAAGTTCAATCTGCAAATAGTGTTTCTGGATTCTCTACTACTGCTGTAGAATTTGGAACTAACATGAGTTCCTTTACTGGTCAGTTATTAACTCCTTCTTCAGTTACTTATAACAATGAAACTGGAGTTGGTATTGTTACTTTTGCAACTTCTCATGGATTGAATGTTGACAATTCTCTGTTATTTGTTGGATTTGATAATAGTTTCTTGAACAAGACTGTTAGTGTAACTAAGAAGTTAAGTTTATTATCAGTTGAGGTTAATTTTGGTACTAATGATTCTTCTGTCCCCACAACTGGAACGCCAGAAGCATACTTAAAAGGAAATACCTCTAGATCTGGAAGACTTGAAAAAGAGAATGAATTGACATCGGGTAGAAATGTAATTCAGTATGGTGGAATTGAATCTACAATAACAACATTGCTCTCTTCCGAATCTGGTGCTCCAGATCAATTGGTAATTTCTGATGCAGTTAATAGTGGATTTAGGATTGGTGATTATCTTCAAGTTGATAGAGAAATCTTTAGAATTAAATCTTCAGTAACATCAAACACTGTTGGAGTCTTTAGATCACTTTTAGGAAGTCCAAGACAAACTCATGATGCTAATTCTGTTGTTAAGAGAATAGTTGTAAAACCAGTTGAATTTAGAAGAAATTCAATTATCCGTGCTTCTGGCCATACATTTGAGTATCTTGGATTTGGACCTGGAAACTATTCAACTGCTTTCCCAGAAAGACAAGATAGAGTTCTTTCTCCTCAAGAAGAATTAATTGCACAATCTTATAAGGAGAATGGAGGTATTGTAATCTTCACTGCAATGAACAGTGATGGTGATTTCTACACCGGTAATAAAAAAGTTAATTCTGCTACTGGTAAGGAAGAAGTATTTGATACTCCTGTTCCTACAGTAACTGGTGAAGAAATTGATACTGGAGCATTTAGTGTTGGATTTGATGTTATTTCTCCACTTGAAATCTCTGTTAGTAGATCATTAAGAGTTGAAGGTGGAGATGATGGAACACTGGTTTCTGAATTTGATGGACCTGTAGTTTTCAATGAGAAGTTTACATCAACATCAGAAAAGGGTATTGAAGCAAATTCACTATTCCTTCAAGGTGATGCTGAAATTTCCAGAAAGATAACTGTTGGTCTTTCTACTCCAACAGAAGCAGGAAACTATGGTGATGCTGTAATAAGAACTGAACCTGAAGAAAATGGAAATGTTGGTTGGATTTATACCAAAGAAAATGCTTGGAGAAATTGGGGATGGATAAAGGACGCAAGTGAACTGAATCAGTTAATTTCTGGTGTTGGTATTGCTACAACTTCATCTGATTCTGTAGGACTTTCTACCAGAGTCAACATAACTGCTACAGGTGATGTTTCTGTTTCATCAAGTTTTGATAGTTTAACAAAGACTACTAATTTTGTTATTGATGGAACTTCTCTTGCTCCAGCAAATACTATTGATGTTTATGATGCTGGAGTTCTTCAGGGAAGTGCTACTGGATTTGATTTTGAGGCAGCACCTGATGGTTTTGGATTAAATCTCACAACTGCAATTTCTTCTGGAATTGCTACAGTAACATTTGACATGCCAATTGATGACATTGATTTTGGAACAGGTATTTTAGGACAAGCTTCTCCATCATTTACTCCATTAAGTGTTGGAACTAGAATCATTTATGAAAACTTACTTGATAGTGTCAATACAAATTATGCTGTTGGTGTAGAAGCAAATGCACTGTGGCACTCTGTACCACAATCTTCTGCTTATTCATTCAAGTGGTATGGTGGAACAACAGAAATTGCAGAACTTATTACTAATGGTGGAAGTGGTTTATTTGAGTTAAATGGATCAAGTTCTAAAGTATCTGCTGCACAACTTGAGTCTACTGTTGCTACTGGAACTGCACCGTTTATTGTTGGTTCTTCTACAACCGTTACTAATCTGAACGCAAACTTCCTGCAAGGATTTGTATCTTCTGATGAGGAACTTGAAAATACAATTGTTCGTAGAGATGCAACAAACAAGATTGAAGGAGAGGTTACGAAGTTAATTCATGTTGGAGCAGGTCAGACTGGTGGATACTACACTGATATCCCTGCAAGACTTGGATACAATCCATTTAATAGAGATGCTGGTGATACTTGTGCTGGACCAGCAATCTTCCAGTCATCAATTTCCGTAACTGGAGGTGCTACACTTGCGGGTCTAACTACTATTACACAAGTATCTGACATTTATAAGAACCAGTCTAGTTCTTCTGGTACTTTAACTTGTGACTTTACTACTGGTCCAACCACCAGAACTACAAGCACTGACATTACTACAATTAACATCAGTAATGTTCCAACAACTGATGAAAGGTCGCTAAATTATAGTGTATTGTTGAAGGCATCATCTGCAGTTGCTTCTTTGGAAAACATTGTATTCCAGATTAACGGAACGACATTGATAGAAGGTACAAATCTTTACTGGTTGAATGATCTTTCTCCAGTTGGTACTGATCCTGGTTATTATTTCCTTGGATTTACAATCTTAAGAGTTGGAACTGGTTGGGAAGTTCTTGCAACATACGCACCTTACGGAAGTTAATTAAATGTCACTACAGGGTTCTTCTAGAAATAATTTAATCTCTCTTAACAATAAGGGTAATAATACCCTTATGGGATTAAATGTGATGCTTCATACAAATGAAAGTAATTTAAGCATTGAAGATTTGTACGGAGAACCTGTAGTTTGTATTAGTGTGATTGATGAATCATCACGATCACAATCAAGTATGGATTCTGATTGGAATAATTTTAGAACAAATTATCCAAGTAGACCATTTTATTTGTTGCAACCTGTGACTAGAACAAGGAGAATTGATGATTTAAAAATTTCAGTTGGTGTATCTACTACTGATCCTGTAGGAGTTGCTCCTGATTATGGACTTTTTTATTCTGAAGTAAATCGTGATAGTGGAAGTGTTAGTTCTGCATCTGATTGGTTTACAATTTGTGGATTGAGTACTTATCCAGCAAATACTTTAGTTTCATTGTTTATTGATACTAGTGGTAGTATGACACTTAACACTGTTCAGGCATCATACAATAAGTTTCTTACTGATTGTCAGGCTAATAATATAGTAATTGCTGGAAATAGTTTTAATGGAACTGAAAGATGGGCAGTAGACCACAATAAAACTTTTAGTGAACTGATTGATTTGGTAACCATTACAAAAACATTGAATCAAAATGTACCTTTTTATAGCGATGGTATTTTTCTTGAGGCACTTCAAGATTCTTTGGTAGATAAAAAGATTGGGAATGATTTGCAAAGATTCCCAAATCTTTATGGTTATATGGGGCAGAAGGGTAGAAATTCATCGGCAGGAACAATAAGCATCACAAATCCCGATGGAACTTTATCAATTAGCAATTCATTTATGAGAGGTGAGACTACTGGTAGTGCAACAAAAACAAATTGGGTGAATAGTTACTACGGTAATGTAAATAATCATACCATCAATGTATCTGATGTCACTGAAAAAATACCAAATGGTGGAAGATTGACAAATCCAGATTCAACTGGAGTTAATTCTGCTGATGTTCATGGAAACATTTTTTCTCTATTCACTACACCAAATACAATCAGAAGTCAAACTCCAGGATTTTTTGGAACAGTTCTTTCATCTAGAACTAGAAGAGAATGTTATACTTTAATAATAACTGACTCAAAAGAACAAATTGATGGTCCTGGAGATTTGATTGGAGATAGAATAGAAGTAATAAATTCTGAAGAAATTAAAACTGGATTGGTTGCGGAAAGATATTTGGGTTATTTTGGAAGTAATGTAAATTATGAGCAAACGGCACAGTTGGACCCTGAAAATTTCACTGATTTTTCAGAACCTGTAGTTTGCATTAGTGTAATTGACGAATCTAATGGTAATCAGGCACTTACAAATTATACTAACAATGAAGGACAGATTGCATCTAATCCAATTTTTAGTACATCTGCTCAAGTTATAGAATGGGATTGGAATAACTTCAGAACAAAGTATCCAGATAGGCCATTTTATTTGTTGCAACCTACACAAAGTTCAAATGAGAACAAAGATGGCATTGAAGATTTGTTTGTTCCGGTTGGTGTAACTACTACTGCTTCTACTCCTGGACTATTTTATTCTGAAGTAAAGCGTGGTTCAAATGATACTTCATCCGATTGGTTTACCATTTGTGGATTGGGAACTTATCCACCAAATACTTTAGTTTCATTGTATATTGATAATAGTAGTAGTCTAGGACTTGGTGCTGTTGATAATGCATACAACAAGTTTATTGCAGATTGTAATAATGCTGGAATAATAGTTGTAGATCAAATAATTGATGGTGAAAGATGGGTTGCTCCTCACAATAAAACATTGGAACAATTTGGTTATGGTACTTATACAAATCCTATGATTTTGAATGAAATTAATCAGTTTTTTAAGGGGGAGGTTCCAACAACTACTACTAATGGAACAACCAACTTCTTTAATAATAAAACTTGGGTTATAAATGGTTCTTTTAGGGCACCTCAAACTGGAAATTATAAATTTAGAACTACTTCTGATGATGGTTCTTATTTTTGGATTAACAGAACTGAAAATTTCACAACATCTAATGCAACTGTTAATAATGGTGGAAAACATATTGTAAGAACAGTAACATCAACATCAGTTAATTTACAGCAAGGAGATTTTTATCCAATTAGAATTATTTACGGCAATCAAAATGTACTTAATGACGATAATAAAAATCCAACAGAATTAACTTTACAATGGAACATAAACGGTGGTAATTATGTAAGTGATGGTACAGGTATTTTCTTTCAAAGGTTCCTAGAAACTGAATTGAGAAGAATTAATGACAGTGGTATAGATGTGGGAGAACCAAATCTTAGAAGATATAGAGTTATTGCTCTTTCTGGTTATGAATCCACTGATGGTTATGATGGTGTATTATTCTATGGAAGTGCTTATGCAGAACCTTATGCTTATGTAACTTTTACTGGAACAAATACAAACGACTATACAATTACGAGGTCATCTACTGCTCCAAACTGGACTAAAAAAACTAATCAAAAGCAAGATACTTTACCGATTGCAGAACAGACACAAGGAGGTCTCTTTAAGAGTTCTAATGTTTTCCAAAATGGTGTAACTGATTATCGCAAACCATTTGCAGAAGTTATTTCACAATTTATGGAAGACACATTGAACTGATAAATAAACTTAGTAAACAATCAAGAGGGGAGAGTGAACCTCAATGGCAGTCAATAAGAATTTTATCGTTCGTAATGGTCTTGAGGTTGATGAGAGTTTAATTTTTGCTGATGCGGATACGCAAAAAGTTGGTATAGGAACCACAACGCCAGAGTGTCAATTATCCGTTGTTGGAAAAGTATGTGCAGATACGGCAGAATTTTCTGGTATTGTAACAGCATCTGGTTTTTTCCAAGGAGCAGTTTCTGGAACAGACATTAATGCAAATAATTTAGAAGTTACTGGAATTTCTACACTCAACAATGTAGAAATTAATGGATTACTGACTGCGGGAGGAACCACAGGACAATTAGATTATTACCTTGCAAATACTGGTGCAGGTATTACTTGGGTTCCTTTTAGAGAAAATGTTATTGATACACTAACAATCACTGCATCTGAAGGTCAATCCTTGTTTACAGTAGATTATGAACTAGGACTTATTGAAGTTTATTTGAATGGCGTAAGATTAACTGATAGCGAATTTAGTGCATTAACTGGAAGTACAGTAACTTTACTTGATCCTGCATTTGAGGGAGACACTGTAGATTTTGTTAGATACTCCAATGCTTTTGATTTCTTCCAGTTGGGAGACATTAACATTGATACAACTGGAATTATAAGTGCAACATCTTTTTATGGTGATGGTTCTAATTTAACTGGATTGACTGCTGATGTAAGTGCAAAAGTATCTGTAGTTGATAGTGATGCTGCAACAGATCATTATCTTACTTTTGTTGATAGTAATAATGACCCGACAGCAGATGATGAAATTGTTTATAGTGATGTAAATCTTACTTATAAACCATCTACAAGTGAATTAATTGTTGGTGGTAGAATTGGAGTTAGTACTTCAACTGCATCACAAAAACTAGATGTTAATGGTGGGGCAAGATTCCGTGGAGCAATTTATGATAATAACAATCTTGATGGTGACGAATATGATGTTTTAGTATCAACTGGAGCTGGTGTTACTTGGAGAGATTTATCGAATATAATAGACAATACTAATCTTAATACTACAGGTATTATTACTGCAGCATCATTCTCTGGTTCTGGTGCTAACTTAACATTAATTCCTTACTCTTCACTGACTGGTATCACTACTGAAATAGTAGGAGATACGACACCTCAGTTAGGTGGTGATTTAGATGTTAATGGAAGTGACATAACCGGAACTGGAAACATTAACCTTACTGGTATTATTACTGCAACTGATGGATTTACAAGTGGTACTGGTGGACCTGTAGAAATTAGTGTATCTGGTTCTACATTAACCTTCAATGTTGTTGGTGTTGGAAGTACAAGCTTGGCACTTATCTAAAATCTCTTTCTTATAAGACACTTGACACCAGCACCTGAGTGCCCTATAATACGAGGAGGAACAACAACCTCCTCTTTTTTTATGAAATCTTACAGGGAGCAACAAAAAGAACGACTTTCTGAGGCAGTATTTGACTACCTTTCCGATGAAAATACCACAGCAGAAGAATTGATTTCTGATTTTTATGCTGAAGTCAAGAGTTCATTTGATTACTTTGATAAGTATGCAAAGAAATGTGAGAAAGTAATGAACACACTTCCCAAGAAAGTTGTACTTGCTGATGGTTATTCCCATTCAGAGCATTATTATGATTATGGGAGAAATAAAACTTATGATCAAATGATTGCTGAAGGTTATACAATGCCTGGTGAAGGATTTTGGATATCTTCCGAAGAAAGAAAGAGTCCACAAGACACTATGAGAGTGAATTATCCTGAAGCGGGAAGTGAAGAATGGGAAAAGTTTTGGAGTGAAATTGATGAATGAACTTGAAATGAATTACTTTATGAAAAAGTGGGGATTTGATAAGAATAGTTCTCTTCTCTGTGAAGTTGAGAAACTTCAAAAAAGAGTGTCAAGACTTGAGAAATTGGTTTCGCCCAAATCTATTGACAAAACTACATCTTATGATGTAAAATTGTATCAAGAAGTAAAAAGGTATTATGGCGCTGAGTGATAAGGTAACTGAAAATCTCAAAGAAGCAGAAGGAAGTCTTCGCAATGCCCTACATTGGGCAGCAAAGAATGAGCGTCCTTTGGTTTGTAAACAAATCGCAAGTTTGATTCATGAGATTGACCACATTGGTTCTGTTGATGGTATCATCGACATGATTGAAAATCGCAAACCTGGAAGTAATGGTCGCTTTGGAATTAGTTTTGATGATGAAGAATGAAGTAAATTGAAGTAAATCTAAAAACAACATTAAGAAATCGAACTTTTTGATTAAATAGTGTTAGGATTTGCTGATAAACGAAAAATCTCTATGACCTTACCAAAAACTGGTTGTCCACAACTTACCGATAAGGAAAAACATGAGTTGGATTTACTGAAAGCAGCAATTAAAGAAAATCCTGCATCAGTACATTTTGAGAAAATGGAAAGATTTGCTGATTTGATGGTGCGAAGTTTAGGTGAGTGCCAGTTAGAAGAGTGACCACTAAGACCCCACAAGGGTCTTTTTTAGTGTATTGTATTCACAGTTAAACAAAACCAATGGGACTTTGGAGAGGAACTGCCTGGTTAGGTTCATCTGCTGGCAGACAACAAGTTGAAGTTCGTGCCAATACTTATAGTGGCGCAGTTGAACAAGTTAAGAGGATTTATGGTGGGGAGAGTATTTGGGATTTACGCGAAGTTAGTGAATCTGGTGGTTCTTCGACAGGTTTAGATTTCAGTGACATTGGAGGTTCAGCACTTTTGATTGGACTTCTTCTATTGCTCTGGGTGATTATTGAGTATTGGAGCATCATTCTTCCTGTGGGAATTGTTTTAGGTATTCTGTTTATTATTGGATGGTTTGCAAAGGATGATTGACACAATACATAAAATCGTATAAACTGTTCAGGTAATCAAAAGAGGTCAATGGCATCTAAGTATTTTTACATCGTGGATCATTTTGAACCATTTCCAAGGTCAGAGTATGGTGGTTTGTGGAATGTAATCGCAGACAATGATGAAGAATGTTTTGATTTGATTGTAGAAGAAGATGGAGGTTTTGGTGAAGAGTATTACAGCAATCTTCGTCAGAACATTAGCAATGCTCGCGTCTTTGCATTGAGTGAAGACAGCAATACTTCCCGTGTAGTTGAATCTTTTACCACCTGATGTCTTATACACCTCAAGTTGACGATTATGTTAAATGGGAACATAATCATTTTGTTGATGAAGGGTGGGTTTACTTCAAATGCCCTGATTACATTACGATTGAAGTAGGCACAAAAGATAAACCAGATGCTCTTGTAAACATGCACAAGAAAACACACATTCTTGTTGTCTGTCATTCACAGTATTGGGATGATTTGGAGTACATCAACAACAGGAGAAATTCTGATGATGAGTATAAAAGTCAAGAACATAGGTATAGAGATCCATAAAAATAAATAGTAAAATAGTAAACGGAAAAACTTATGTCTAGATTTGGAGATCTTGTTAAAGGAAAAGTAGCACCTGCTCCTGCACCTGTTGTAGAACCAACTCCAGCACTACCTAAAGTAGAAGTAGTAGAAGTTCGTGAACCTGTAGAATTGGATATAGAACTTCCTGAACCTATTGCCGAAGAAGTGGTAGTTGAAGAACCAGTAAGAGCAAGAGATGAAAGTGGTCATTTTATTGCTGATGATCCTTCAACCCCAGAAAATGAGGCATGGGTAGGTGGTGTTGCTCCTAAAACATCTAGAAAATCAAAAAGATCTAGAAGGTCTAAAAAATCTGAAGAATGATTTCAAAACGAATTGAACTTGAAACGGTTTCAGAACCTTTTCATAAAGTCTTTCCTTTCGGTCTAAGTTGGACTGTAAAAGAAGGTAAGAAAGAACTTGAACACTTTGCCTATTTTCCTTACGATGACTACAGAACTAGATACATCCAACGATACAAATCTGAAGGTGGAAGAAAATTCAAAAAATTCAAAACCAAACCAAGAGTATGAGTGGATTGATGATGCTTTCCGTGTAGAACAAACACGTTTTATGTGGAAAAGTGTCCGTAAGGATACTGGAAAAGACTTTTTGTTTTCTTTAGAAAAAGAAGAAGTAATTAAAATGTCACGGTGGTATCTTAAACAGTTGGCAGATGGAACTTTTGAAAAACATACAAAGGTTGTAAATAGTGGAGTTGTTGGAGGAAAATTATGAGTGAACCTTTATATAAAATTGAAGAAGAAGGAACTAATGGTTGGTTTCTTCTTGAAGATTATCAAAACCTTACAAAGGAACGGTGTTCTGAAATTTGGAAAAATCTTATTGCGGAAGGATATAATCCAAATCGGTTAAAGATTATAAGAATTTCCTGACCACTTTTCAAACTGTCCATTACCCCTTGACTTTCGCAGTCGGGGGTTTTATTGTGTCTGTATTGAAGCGAAACCAACTTGACCATTACTCTTCGACCTCATCAACAGCGAGCGGTTGATGCTATGTCTATCAATCAGAAAGGCACTGTTGTGATGCCTACTGGGGCAGGAAAAACTCTGTCTATGATTACTCACGTCAAAAACATTTTTGCATCTAATGATGGTGCTAAAACTATTGTTGTGATTGTTAGTCCTCGTATTCTGCTTTCTCAACAACTTTCTTCCGAGTTTCTTGAGCAGATTGATAATGTTGCTGTAATGCACGTTCATAGTGGAGATACTCACCACTTCAGCAGTACCAAACCTAACATTATTCACAACTGGTCTGCACAAGCATACAGTAAGCAACTTATCTTTACTACCTATCATTCTCTGCACCGTATTCAGGAAGCAGGTCTTAATGTTCATACCATTCATTTTGATGAAAGTCACAACTCGATCAAGAAAAACTTTTTCCCTGCCACCAAGCATTTCTCTTCTACTTCTAACTTTTGCTTTTTCCACACTGCTACTCCCGTTTATTCTGCGACTAACAACAAACCTGGGATGAACGATGCTGAAGTTTATGGTCAGGTGATTTGTAAAGTTCCTGCACCTGAACTTGTGAGTGGTGGGTTTATTGTTCCTCCTAAAGTGAGTGTGAAGCAACTTGATGTTTCCTCCTCTAACATCTATGAGAGGGACTGTAAGCACCTTCTAGACACTGTTGAGGGTGAATGTATCAATAAGGGTCTAATTTGTGCTAAATCCACAAAACAGATTGTTGGGTTGATGTCTAATACCAGTTTCTTTGAGGAGATGCAGGAGCGTGGTTATTCTGTTCTTTACATCACTGCAAAAACTGGTGCTGTGATTGATGGTAAGAAAGTCAATCGTGAGACATTCTTTGATACTCTAAACTCTTGGGCGAAGGATGATGATAAGAAGTTTATTGTTCTCCATCACTCTATCATTGCAGAAGGCATCAATGTATCTGGTCTTGAGGCAGTTGTGTTTATGCGCTCTATGAACTACATTGGTATTCTGCAAAGTGTTGGTCGCACTTTGCGACTGCATCATCAGGATGCTGCGGACATGCGCTCTGGTGCTATTCCTGCTGGTCAGTATCAACTTTACCGCAAACCTTTCGGTAAGGTAGTCATCCCTACTTATGAAAATGATAAGGTTGGTATTGCGACTGCGAAGAAAGTCCAAAGGGCACTGGATGTTGTATTCCAGCAGGGTGAAGTGTGTGAAACTATTATTAAGAGGTGATTTATGTCTGAAGGATTTACTACCGGAAAGTGGGAGTACGATACTCTCTATGCTGCTGTTCCTTTGATGGGAAGCAAATCTAAACTTGTGATTATTCACAAGGGTCAGCAACTCAAAGTGTGTAGGAATGAGCAATCTGCCCGAAACTTTATTGAGAAACATAGAAAGGGTAAATCAGTGGGTAAATTGCCTCTCAATTAAAGTTACTCACCTCCACATTGTCCTTATAGTGTAAGCATCAAACTAATGAACGATTTCTTTGAAAAAGATCTTCCTGGTGAGATCCTTGACCTGACTGATGAAACAATCAATCAACTTCTCGATGAAGAAGAACCCAAAAAGTTCAACTTCGATGAGTATCTTTCTGCAAACTACGACTACTGATTTCTAATGTATTTTCACGACATTCTCCGCCAAATGGAAGACCTTCGCAAACAATGGAAGGCACAAGATTTCCGATACACAAAAGAGCAGAAAGAGCAGTATGAAATGCTTCTTGCACTTCGACGTGCTCGTGTAGCACAATTTTATGAAGAAGGTCGTGTTGCTGTATCAAAAGCAAAAACTACTAAGAAAGTTGTTGTTGAAGAGGAGGACTGAACCACTTCAATAACTGTCACCCTATCCCTTGTTTTCGGGGGGTGGGGATGTTATTGTAATAAATAATAAGAAGATTTACTTTACCACTGATGAAGACCTTTAGGGAATTTTGCAAAGAAGCATACGATGCTGATTTAATGAGATCCAGCACGATCCGTAAAGGTGGTGAAGGTGGAAGAATTGGTAGAGAAAGAAGACAAGATCCTCAACAAACTCGCAGAGTTAAGGCAGTTGGTGGTGGTAAAACTGAACCAGTAGTTCAGAAACCAAGAAAAGACATTGGTAAAGATAGACCAAAAGCAAAAGTAACGGCACGTCAGGAACAACCACAGCAGGAAAGAGGTTCTGCCGATGTTAGAGCAAAAGCAGCAGCGGCAGCAAAAGAAGAGAGAAGAAAAGCAGCATTAGCAAGACGTGCTGCTAAATCTGGCGGTGGAGAAGCAAAGAAATCCACTACATCTTCCCAAGATCTTAGTAAGCAAGCAGATAAACTTCTCACTAAAAAGAAAGAAGAACCCAAAAAGACTGAATCTAAACCACGTCGTCAGTGGAGAACTGCTGAAGGCGGTAGAATGACTCGCCAAGAGAGAGATCAGGCAAGAAATAGAGAGAAGACAGCAGCAGCACAAAAGACCAAGAAGAGTGCTACTGAAATCCTTGCAAAGATGCGTAGTGAGTATGAAAAAGGTGGTGGAAAGTGGAACTCTAAAGTTGCAGTTCAGATGAGAGCAAAAGCAAAGAAAGCAGCACAAGCACTTGGAAATTGACCTGAATTAAAGTTACTCACCTCCACATTGTCCTTATAGTGTAAGGACACAACCACACCATGACCTATTCTCTCCAACTTCCCCCCACAATTAAGAAGGGATGGGAGAACTCTCCTCTGAAAAATCTTCCTAACTGTACTCCACAGTTCAAAGGTAATCTTGGCACAGTTTTTATTCGCCAATACTTTGAGCAGAAAGGTGTATCTACTGAGAAGATTAGTGATGAGGGTGATTTGATTGTTGATGGTCGTAAGAGTGAAGTAAAAACTGCTCTGGTTTCATATAAATTCAATAAGAGTGGTTATGTGAATGAAACTCTCTGGTGGAATCAAATCCGACCTCTGCAATCTGGTTGGGAATTGCTTCATCTTGTAGCAGTTTATCCTGATAAAGTTTGTATCTGGGAATTTGACCGTGATAATGGTCTTATGCTTGCAGAATCTACTGGTGGATGTGAGCACACTGGGCAAGGTGATGAGAAAGGTCTTCTTGCTGTTCAGATTGATAAGAAAAAAACTAAAACTAACTTTGACCTTCTGGGTAAGTATGGTAAACTTATTGCAGAGATTGATGTAAATGATATTCAGATTTCCTGATGAAACAAAACAAGAGAGTAACAGGTAAAGAACAGTATTACACTCCAGAGCAAACAGCAATAGAGTGCATCAATCTCCTCGATGAAGTTCATCGGGGAGATACTTATCTTGAACCTGCTGGTGGAACTGGTGCATTTATTGACCCTTTAATTGAACTGAATAGAAATGTAGTGTCTTATGACATTGAACCAAAGCATAGTTCAGTTCAACGAACAGAAGATTTTCTTCTGGAAGACTTATCACATCTCTCTAATGTAATTACTATCAGCAACCCACCATTTGGTAGAGCAAATAAACTTTGTATCCCATTTTTTAACAAGTGTGCTGAAGTATCAACTCACATTGGGTTTCTAATACCAAAAAGTTGGAGAAAGTGGTCGGTTATCAATCGTTTAGACAATAGATTCCATCTGGTTTCTGATACTGAACTGACTGTGGATTTTATACATCCAAGTCAAGAGAAAAAGAGTAAAGGAAAACTTAACACAATTTTTCAAGTATGGGAAAAGCGTGATGAGTTGAGAGAAACTATCTCTGTGGTGGATAGGAATTACATTACCAAAACAAATCCTGATGATGCTGATGTTTCACTCACAGTATTTGGTAGAGGTTGTGGTAAGTTAAAGGAAGAGTTTCCAAGAGTTCCTAACACAACTCAAATGTTCTTGAAGTGTAATGAACCTTGGGTAGTTGATGCACTTAAAACTGTTGATTTCTCACGGTTCTACAATAATGTAGCATTTGTTGAGGCACTATCAATTAAGGAAATCAATTTCTTACTCAATGAATACAAAGATTCCTCCAATTAAAGTTACTCACCTCTAGATTGTCCCTATAGTGTGAAGGGGAGACCCGACACAACCACCACGAGAGGCAAAACAATAAGAGGGATCGACAAACAGATCTCCGCCTCTCATACTATTTTTTTATCATGGCAACTCGCTCACGAATCGGTATCGAACTTCAAGATGGATCTATTCTCTCTTCTTATCATCATTGGGATGGATATCCTTCTTGGTTGGGTCGGATTCTCAAAACGCACTACAATACGAAGGCGAAAGTTTCCGAACTGATTGACGGTGGCGATATGTCTTCCTGCTGGACTGAAAAGTCTTGGGGAAAACTTCGCCCAGACCTTAGTTATGGTCCCGAATACTACTCTCAGCGTGGTGAAAATTGTCCTCCTCGTCTTGATAAAGACATGGAAGAGTTCTTCTCTATGGGTGAAGAATACTCTTACATTTTCCGCAATGGTAACTGGTTTGCCTACGATATGCACGAGTTTGAAGACAACGTAGCACCAGAACCTGTTGAGATTCCTTCTGGAGCACTTGCCTGCTAAAAAGTTATTCACCTCCAGATTGTCCCTTTAGTGTAAGCACAAACCAAATGATTATTTCACGCGAAAAACTTGAAATCAAACGCAGCGAATGGGAGTGTTACATTGATACTCCCGATGTTGTGATTGAGGAAGTTAATGAACTTTTCCTTGAGATTCTAAACACTACTCACTCTCCTGTTCTAGCACAAAAGCGCACTTATGATGCGATGTTTGATTATAGGAAGTATGGATTTATGGACTCTGAGTGTAATCAAACAGTAACAGATGTAATCAATAAGTATTACAATTCCAACATTGACCGTTGGGCATTTCTCTCCTACAATAAAACTTCAGCATAATCAACATCATGGCAAAAGTAGTTTACAACAATCGCGTCGGTGCTTTCAGTCTTTCTGATGCAGCACTTGAGAAAATGGTAGAACTTGGTTCTCAGTATGTAAAAGAGAATCCTGAGTATAATGCAACGAATGAGTTTGGTGATGGAACTGCTATGAAATGGTGGGAAGGTAAGTACATTTTTGAATGGGATTGCCCTCGCCACGATGAGATCCTAGTGCAAGTTGTGACTGAACTTGGAGAACTTGCAAATGGTGCTACAGCAACACTTCAAACCATAGATGTAGTGTCTAAGTACATTATTATGGGGATCCAGGGGTGGGAGCAAGTAGTTCAACCACAAGACATTCAGTGGGTTGAAGTATCAAACCGTCTGTGAAATAAAGTTACTCACCTTCAGATTGTCTCTAGAGTGTAAGGACTAAACCAATGATTACAACTAAGGCACAAATGCTCAAGGTGATTGCTACATGCGCTCAACCGCATGTGCTCACTCGTGAAGAAAAGTTTCAAGTATTTTGTAGAGTATGTGATAACATGCTCAAAGAGGGTAGAATCACCAAAGCAAACCACACTCGCTGGACTAATGTTTTCTAATGATTGACATTTCACGCTTTAATCTTGAAGAGTTTTTCGGTTGTGTAAATGCAACTAACACAACGCAGATGAAATCTAATGCCTTCAAGACAATTCGCACTTGGTTGCAAGAAAAATCATTCGCAAAATGGAGTGATGGACAACTCCAATACGTTGGAGATTACAAAGACGGTGTAGACTTTACATCAGAAGATAATGTGAACTATGAGATGAAAGGTAAACTCAAAATGTTCAATAAGAACGGGTCAACTTCATCTATTGTTCTTAAAAACTTCCAATCAGACAACAAAGTAATCGAGAAAACATTTGATTACATGTTGTTAGTGGACACTGGATCTATGGCGATCGGTGTTACTGACTGGGATACTGTGGAAAAACGTATCTACTACACTCCCAAATCTCCGTGTGCTAAAGTAAAGTTTCTGCCTGGTGATTATACTATTCTTGCGAAGGACATTGTGCCTTGTGAGAAGACTATCACCTCAGAAGAAATCCTTGAAAACCTTCAATCTATCCTGTGAATTATGAACCGAATTAGTGACCTTGCCGAAGAATATGAACTGACTTGTGATTATGTAATCGAAGAGTTTTTCGTTGATGAGGATATAGAAATTCCTACACTTTATGTGTCGATGAAAGATAACATCATCATTTTCTACGATGCCGCTGATGAGAATGATGAGGTTTATTCCCTGAATTAAAGTTACTCACCTCCAGATTGTCCCTACAGTGTAAGCACACGATCGAACCAAATGATCTTAACTCACAAAGTTATTACTCTCACTGAAGGTTCAGATGATCCTTTTACCATCGGGATTTATGATACTGAAGAGATTGCACAAAGGGTCGCTGATTCATACAATCTGATGTATGATGCTTGGAACATTTTGGCGACTGCTCACGTTATTGAGAACAACTGAATGAAAACAACCACTGCAACTTATTCCATTCAAGTTACACAACCTGGAGGGCATTTATCATTCTTAAAAGATATGCCAACCCGTCCTAAAACGCATAAAGGGATTAAAGCACAAAACAACAAATTGTGTAAATGGGTAGAAAAACAATACCCTAACTTTACTTCATACGACATTTCTCTTCTCGACTGATGAACTACACTCTCAAACAACTCCAAGAACGACTCAACAAACTGATCGAACAACAGGGTGAAGATGCACATTGTGCCGCATGGATTTATACTAAGGAAGATTGTCATTTGAAGGATGAAAATGGTGAGATTGATTATGATAATGTTGTAGAAGATGCTGACGTTATTGAACGTATCTTTGATGATGTTGGCAACATTGATTACATCTATCAGGTGATTCAGGAGTGCGTAGATGAAGTAACTGAAGAGCAACTAATGTTACAACAGCAGGAGTTGGTCTGATTATGTTATTCACTTCAGGTAAATCTTCCAACTCACACCTCACTCATAAGGTGTTTGAGTTCTTCACATCAAACTATGAAATCTCCAGTGATGTTGAGGTTTATCATACCAACCTAAGTGATGATAATGCTTTTGGATTCACTGAGGTGAACGGAGAGGAGCAATTCATCCAGATTCACAACAAACTGAGTGAAAAAGACTATGTTATCACTTTGCTGCATGAATTGGTGCATGTGACGCAAAACGAAGCAGGTGTGATTGATGATGAGGAAAGAGAGAATCAGGCATACAAATTAGAGAAGGTTTTGTATAACCAGTTTGCTAATCTTGTCTAATTAAAGTTACTCACCTCTAGATTGTCCCTATAGTGTAAGCAACCAACCGATGATGAACATTTTTTCGATTGATGAACAACTGATAATGATGATTGACCGACTGAATACTGCAATCAATGTTTGCTATGAGGCACCTGATAATGAAGATCAGGGTTATCCTTATGCTACAGGATATTCACGGTCTGCAATGATTGATGTAGCAAACGATTTGAGTAAAATTGTCGAAGAAATTCGACGCAATTAAAGTTACTCACCTTCAGATTGTCCCTATAGTGTAAGCACAGAACCATTATGAAACCAGAAGACATTTTCATCACAAACGACACTGCTAAGAATGATCCTATCATTCAGAAAGTGATGCAAGATTACATCAACGATTTGATGGCGCAGAAACAACGACGGGACAGAATCCGTGCTGGACTTGAACCTGCTCCAGCATACGATTCTTACGGCACTTGGAACATTTCAGATCGCGATTGAGGAGTAAAACTAACATGAACCAACTCGAAATGCTGACTGCTCGTGAACAATTAATGGAGGACATTGATTGTATCATCACTGAATACTTTCAGGGCATCGATGATGCTGAACTGAATCAAGTTACAGAGATTCTCTGTGATGCTGTCTGCAAAAACTTTCCCGCAAACTGATGCAATTCCAAATCACTGAAATTGAGTTTGACCTGGATTGTGATGCCGCTGAAGAAGAATTAACCGAACAAGAACGTGTTGATTTGTATGAAGATTACATCGGCACATTCTGGGAGGCAGATGATGCTGACGATCTTGTAGATGAGATCACAAGTGCATCAGGTTGGTGCATCAATTCCATTGACTACCGTATCATTCTGAAATGACTATGTTGACCACTTCTAAACTTGACCAACTCAAACTCAACTACGCAGAGATGATTGTTGAGGGTATGGATATGGATAGTCTCATCACATTTGCTGTTGAGAGTATTGAACAGAACATCAAAGATTGGGATGAAGATGATGTTAAGTCTGACATCCTTGATTGTTATGGTGAAGAAACCCTTGAAGGATTGATGCCTGATTAAAGTTACTCACCTCCAGATTGTCCCTACAGTGTAAGCATCAAACCAAACCAAACAAAATGGATCGCCAACAAGTCATCGCTAAAATCAAGTCGATGCTCAAACTTCAAGAGAGCACAGATTTTGATGGTGAAGCATCTGCTGCTGCGGCAATGATTGATAAACTGTGTGCAAAGCACGGTATCACTTTGCAGGAAGCAAAAGAGGTTCTTGCTGTTGATGAACAGTTCGCATCTTTCAAAAAGATGGATGTTGCTTTCACTCAGATTGTCAACGCTGTTGCTAAGTTTTACGATGCAAAAGCATACGTCAAAACTGACATCAATGGTGCTAAAACTATTCAAGTGATTGGTAGTGAAGCGCAACAGATTCAGGTAAATCTTTACAGTGAGTTCCTGGTTGATGTTATGAACCGTGAGGCAGATAAGGCATACTCTGCTGAGAAGATTATTGCTCAACTGACTGGTGCTAACCTGAAGAGATCTTTTAAGATTAACTTCAAGAAAGCATTTGCAATTCAGGTTGCTGATCGTCTCCGTGAGATGAAAAAAGAGGAGAATCGTGTTCACGAAGATAAGCAAGCAGTTGTTACTGCACTGAGCAAAATGCGCTTCAATTCTAGCACTAAGTTCAGAGGTGCTTCTGGTGCTGGTGCTACTGCTGGCGCAGATGTGGGCAGCAATGTATCACTGCATAGGCAAACTGGTGGTAGAACTGCTAAACAACTTGCTGCTGCCTAAATAAAACATCTGTTAGGTGTGGTAACTCAACAGATTAAAAAGGATCCTTCGGGATCCTTTTTTAGTGTATAATAGTATAAATAATAATACCACACCTAAACAGAATAATGAAAGAATTATCTTTACCTTCTCAGGAGTATCTAAACGAACTTTTTACATACAATCCAGAGACAGGCACACTAACTAGAAAGAAAACTGTTAGAAGCAACGCTAAAGAAGGGCAAATAATAAAATCAAAAACTGGTGACGGTTATTATAGAGTATCTGTAGATAATGTATCGTATAAAATACATAGATTGATTTGGAAAATGTATTATGGTGAAGACCCAGCAGATTTACAAATAGACCACATTAACAGGGATAGAACTGATAATAGAATAATCAATCTGAGAGTTTCTACATCCCAAGAACAAAAGTTTAATCAATCCATAAGACTTGATAATAACAGTGGATTTAAGGGAGTTTATAGACCGAAGGGCAGAAGAAAGTGGACTTCCAGAATAAAAAAGGACGGCAAATCTATACATCTTGGGACTTTCGACACACCAGAAGAAGCAAGTTTTGCCTATCAATCTAAGGCATTAGAGTTATTCGGTGAGTTTTACTCTGCGGGGTCTGATTGATACAAACTGTGGAGGTGAATTAAAGTTACTCACCTCCAGATTGTCCCTATAGTGTAAGCAACGGATTCATCCATGAAATCTTATCCACTCGGTATCGACAACCCCATCAAAGTTAAGGCAGTTTGGGGTTCACATAAGTGGGCACTTTACTGGAAAGATGATTTCACTAAGATCGCAACTTTCCCTAATGAGTTCACTGCAATGCAAGCACGTCAATCTATCATCGAATCTCTCTGATTATGATGAAACTTAATCTAACAGACAGACAATTAGAGATAATTCTTGATGCTGTTGAGGATTATGCTGTTCTAGTTGATGAGGATCTCGCTGACGATTGTAGTGAGATTCTTGACATTATCGAAGCACACGTTTCTAACAAACAAGACCAATGAACATTTACATCGCTGAGAATCAAGGTTGTGCCTATTCCATTTGTAGTGAAGGGGCACTTTATTACACTCCTTTGTATCAAGATGGAACGATGAATCTTGAGGATTGGAGTGAAGTTGATCTGATGAGTTTAATGGGTGAAGAAGAGAATCTTCGCCTGGAAGTTGATGAGATTCACGAGAAACTTATCGCAATGAGTAAGGCAATCGGAGAGTATTTCCAGCAATAAAAGTTACTCACCTTGAGATTGTCCCTATAGTGTAAGCAACCAATCAAACCAAAAATCTTTCTTTATGTCAACTCCAATTTTCTCTATCTACAATAACATCGAAGCATGGGATGACATCATGGGGCAAATGATTGCCTTTGTGAATGATACCAATGCCGACATCGATATGGCATACGATTGGGTATGTGAAATGATGGAAATTGACTCCTTTGTTGATAATCAAATCGCATGGGATTCTTTCTACAACACTTGGAAATCTTGCGACAATCGTAACTGCATTGAGTACATTGTTGACTGATTAACATCAAACCATCACAATCTCAGATGAATTAAAGTTACTCACCTCCAGATTGTCCCTATAGTGTGAGGGACACACTTCACAAGCAAACTTTACATTTTTTCCAAAACAATGTTCGCACAAACTATCAATTTCGTCGATGATGTTCTTGAGTATGATTATCAAGAACTCGCAAACAATCTGATCACTAATCTTATCACTATCGGAGCAATTTGTGCTGTGATTATAGGTTCACTTTACAATCAACTGCGTAAGGTTAAGTTTGCAACACCTTATCAGATTGGGAATCAATTTTATTTCGGTGTGAATCTTACACCTTCTGGTGATAATGATGAGCGTTTCGGTATTAGCATCAAAGACTATTATTTGGGTCTTTATGGTAAGCAACTGTGCTGGGGTAAACTTGATGAAAATGGTTGCCTCTGATTGATACAAACTGTGGAGGTGAATTAAAGTTACTCACCTCCAGATTGTCCCTATAGTGTAAGGACACAACCAAACCAAACCAATTATGAAACCATTTCCATACACTGAAGTCAACGCAATCGAGCGTGAAATGTGTGATCTTCGCGATGAAGTCACCCGTCTTCGGATTCAACTTGAGAACGCACAATCCTGCCTTAATGCACTACAACGCAAGCGGACTGAGTTAATCAATGATCGTTCTGAAGGCAATCTTTTCGAGCAAATGTTTGGAGTCTGATTAACATTATGATTGCGATTGTAACACCAAAATCTAAGAAAGCACAGAATCGTTTCTGTAACTTAATGGACAAACTTCAGGAATGTTTTGTAGAGCAACATTTAGGAGATAAAGTGTTCCTAACCTCTGCGAACAATAAGAATCACTTTTGGGTGAATCTGATTGATGACAATGACTGGGAAATTGAGTTGAATTAAAGTTACTCACCTCCAGATTGTCCCTATAGTGTAAGCAACAAACCAATGATGATCACACAAACCAAACCACAATTCCTGACTGAAGCACTCATCGAAGTTCTCAACAATGAGTGGAAAGTTAATGCTCTTGAGTCCAATCGTTCTGTTTATCATCAACTTGAGATGGAGATTGGTCGCAAATACATTAAAGTTTGGCAGCGACTTGATCGCGATGGTGTGAAAGATACCTCTCGCGGTTGCTGGATGTTTGTTGATAAGAACACTGGTGAATGTTACAAACCAAGTTCACATCGTGCTCCTGCAAAAGGTGTCCGCTATCTTATCACTCAGTTGGTAGATCATCCTCACATTTGTGACCAATACGGCAGTTTTTTATATCTCTGATTGATACTTGACTTTGGAATCTGTTTATGATACATAGTAGGTGTTACTTCTAAATCTATTATGAAACAGATTCCAAATTGTCCTGAGTATAGTATTACAAAAGACGGTAAAGTTTATTCACATCTTAAACCTGGCGGGTATGGAAATGGTAAGGTTTTAGATTATACTTATGCCCGAGAGTTCAAACCACAAATTACTAAAAAAGGTTATTTGAGAGTTCAACTTTACTCCAACACATCTAAATGTAAATCGTATTCGGTGCATAGATTAGTCGCACAAACATACATACCCAATCCAAACAATCTACCACAAGTTAATCACATCAATGAAGATAAAACAGATAACAGAGTAGAAAACTTGGAATGGATTTCAAATAGTGATAACATTCGCTATTCAAAGTGTAAGAATTGGACAATTCAGACACCTACGGGCGAAATACTTACAACCGACAATCTACCAGTGTTTTGTGAAGAAAATAACCTCACTTCATCACTTTTAAGAAGAACATTCAGAAAAAAAGATAAAGGATGGAAGCATAAAGGTTTCGCCATATTGAGTCTGAATTAAAGTTACTCACCTCCAGATTGTCCCTATAGTGTAAGCAACCAACCAAGAGAAACCAATTATGACAACAATCACCGAGACCAACCTGTTCGCTGTTGCTGATAACATTGAGCAAGGAATGTCCTTGTTTCGTGCAGGTTTCAAGGCAGAAGTGTACTGGGGTGATGTTATCACCGCTCATCACATGAACACCCGTAGTGTGTATCGTCTGAAAGAGAATAGCGATGTCGCTATCACTCACACTGCAACTTATGAGGGTGAGGATATTTTCGCGGTATCAATCACTGAGGTTACTGCATACCATACCAATGGGAATGTGTTGTCTTCAACCACTAAAACCTTAGGTGTTTATGATAACTTCAACGATGCTTATTACTGTGCAGTTGATGTTAGCAATGGTCTGAAAAAGGACTGAATTAAAGTTACTCACCTCCAGATTGTCCCTATAGTGTAAGCGTTACCAATCGACTATGAAAAACCCTGAAATTGATTACAACCAAGTCCGCAAAATGTTCGGAAAGGTTGTAAGTGATGGCACTCACACTTATAACATCTCAGACTATAAAATGGGATGTGATGCTTATCAACTGTGGTGCAATGATCGCCAACAATTCTTTTACACTTCTTACAATGGTGTTCATCAACTGATGGAAATTGTAGGAGATGCTTATCCTGAAGAGGATTGATTCCTCTTCAATTAAAGTTACTCACCTCCACATTGTCCCTATAGTGTAAGGACACAACCAAGACAAACCAAAATGACAACAATGACCAATCTTTTCTCTGCCGAAAATCTTCAAGACCTGCAAGATTTTATGTTCGACACTATGCTCCCTGCTGATGATTGTGTCGATTGGTTCTGTGATCGTCACGATGTTCAGGATCATGAAGTGATTGAAGTGATTGATTTTGTTACTGATGCACACTTTGCCTTTCACGGTAAGTGATAGAAACTGAAACCTAACTAAGTGAACCAAATGTCTACTTTCTTTTGCACTACTCTGAACAAGCAAATTGCCTATGGTGATAATGCTTACTACTACATGGAAGATGATAACACTATGACTTGTGTTCCTTATCACAAACAGGATGGTATTCTGTGGGATGAGAGTGTTATGTATGATCCGAATGTTGGTGCATCTGATGATAACACAACAAAGGAATGTGAGACTGCACTTTCTCTTTTAACTTGTGGTCAGTAATGCAAACTGAATCCTCTAAAACCTGACTAAGTGATAGAAACTGAAACCTAACTAACACAATTTCCATCAATGAGAAAGATCGAAACCCAAATGTGTGATGCCATTTCTAACAATGAGAA